CGACCAACACCGGGGACAGTTCAGCCGCGACCAACACCGGGGACAGGTCAGCCGCCGAGGTGAGCGGTAAAGAGTCCGTGGCCATGGCCATAGGCTATGAAAGTAAGGCGGCAGGTGCTCTCGGGTGTTGGATAGTGCTTTCAGAATGGGAGAAGAGGATAGACGGATATCATATAAAAACTATGAAATGCGCCTTTGTTGACGGCAAAAAGATTAAAGCCGGCGTGTTTTATATGCTATCTGGCGGCAAGTTTGTTAAAGACGATAAGGAGTGAATTATGTGCGAACAATGCAAAAAGCTCGAAAGCGACGCCCTCACGATGGCCCTGCGACTCATGGGCGAAGGCGAGGACACCATGGGGGCGGAGTGCCGCGAGGTCATGGCCAGGTGGCGTACCAAGTGCCGTGTGCACCTGTGCGTTGCTGCCGGTATTGACCCGGGTATGCCTGAGTGTTGGGCGGGATGGAAAGGTAGGGGAAACATGGATGAAAAGATATGGAATCTTTTCGCAGACAACAAAAAACTACCAAAGGGAACGCGCATAAAAACAACGTGTGGAGGAATCTACACCGGGGGCATACACGAGCTGTCCGATAGCGTCCTTGAATCAGCAAACAGCGTACCGAACATATTGAGCGAGTATGTACCATTTTGGGTTCTCGGATGGCGCGACCTGCACAACGATCTACTGCCACCAGATACAAATAAAGGAGGCCCCCAATGAACACCCCGATGGAACAAATCGAAAGCAAGCTCGGCGGCATCAAGGTTCTGCTGGCCGAAGTCAACGCCCTCGCCAAGCAGCTTCGGCAAGGCACCGACGATCCAGACCTTTACGACCGGGAGTTGGAAACTGCCGCCTTTGAACTCGGCATCGAATTATCGAAGCTCTACGGCAAAGCACTCGAAGCCAACACGGACATGCGCCTGCTTGTAGAAAACGCAAAGGACGAGCTGGCCGAAATTCATGCGATCAGAGCCATCAGGGTGGGAAGGAGATAGCCATGGGTAGAGATTGCCGCAACTGCTGTCACTCACACCTATCTTCGCGTGCCCTATACCACTACGGAAAAACAGGCGACGCCGGATCGTTTCCTGAAGACGCAGAGTGCGAACACGATGAACCGTATTTTCCAGACAAAGCGGATATGTGCGACGGATTCATAGAAAGGAGAAGGTAATGGACTTCGGTACGTCAATTTTCATTGCTTCACTCGTAGCCGTAAACGTATTTATTGGGCTGGAAATGGAGTATTGGGAGAACAAAATTCACATTTCGGCAGCAGTGTTCTTATTTACGGCATCAATATTGATTAAATAATGGAGGCTGGAATGGACTTACTAACCTGCATAACCGACGGCATGACCTGGTTCCGCTTGACCGTTATCGTGCTGGTCTTCGCGCCAATCTTTATACCCTACGATGTTTGGACGAATCGCAAAGCCGAACGGAACGCACGGCAGAAGGAAGGCGCTCAGATGTTGGATAACTTTGAACTGATCCAGATGGTCAGGGCAAAAAAGGAGGATTAACCATGGCAATCATCACCACCTACAAATGCGACAAGTGCGGCAAGGAATGGATTCCAGGAGCAAGTGGAGAGCATCCGGTTGCCGTTTCAATCGGGTTCGATTTTGGCAAAACTGACCCTCCATACAACTGTAGACCGTCCATCATGCGGAGCAAAATGTGGTGCAGGCAATGTGTTATATCGTTAGGAATGTGCGAACCAAACAAAGAAGAAAAGTCAACCGCTCCTGCCGAACTCACATTCGAGCAAAAGGTAATCATTTTGTTTGAAGAACTCGGATTCAGGCAAGCTGAATAACGGGGCTCCGACCACCGCGAATGATCGAAGCCAAAAGGGGAGTGTGCAAAATGCAAGTTACTAACCAAGACAGAGAGGACATGGCCGAATGCATCAGCGATATGTTCGGCAATGTTTCCGTATTCATCGAACACCTTCACAACTATTACGTTTTCGACAAAAAAGAACACAAGACCATATGGAGACTGTACATCCACACTCCTGGGATGATCTCAAAGGAGTTCGATTCCTGGGCCGAGCTGAAAGCCTATGTTCATTCTCAGGACAAGGATTTTTCCGAACAAGTTTTAATCACCGAAGCATAGGGAGGGGAAAATGGAAAACAAGGACAAGACCCATTACCGTAAAGCGTTCAACTCTCCGTACCTTTCAAGCGCGGACATAGTTGAGCCTACCGTTTTGAAGATTAAATGCGTAACGCTTGAACCGGACAAGACCAAGAAAACCAAAGACCTTTTCAATACGGCATACTTTTCAGATAAGGAAATTCGCCCCGGCGAAGCACTCAAGCCCATGATCCTGAACGCTACCAACTCGCGCACCATGAAAAACCTGACCGGATCGGCCTTCATCGATGATTGGAATGATGTTCATGTGACGGTCTATGTTGATAACGGCGTTAAATTCAGGGGAGACACCGTTGACGGTTTGCGGATCAGCACCGAACACCCCAAGGTTTCCAAACCAATTTTGACGCCTGCCCATAAAAAGCATTGGGCGAACGCAATAGCCGCCTACAAGCGCGATGGAAACTTTAATTCCATTGAAAAGCACGTCACGGTCAGCGCCGAAATGAAAGCCAAGATCATAGAGGAGTCGAAAAATGTGGCACCCGGTCAAGCAGAATAGTGACGACCCATGCCCTTGCTGCGGTAAAACTTGGATGCAATTAAGGGCAGGGAAAGTTACAGGTTCAACCATCGGTTGCGTGATGGCCAATATTGGCAAGGATTTTGGCGACCCGGCAAAAAGGTTGGCAGTCGATATCGCAGTGGTAGAGCTTGGCGGCTTACCGACTCCTAACGACTACAAAAACGGCCATATGGAGCGCGGACACGAACAAGAACCGATAGCCCGTCAACTGTACGCGGAAGAGTATTTCAGCGAAGTTTTAGAAGGTGGATTTTACGACAACGGTTTTACCGGGTGTTCTCCTGATGGTCTGGTTTACAATGATGGTTTGGTTCAAATAAAAAGCGTTATCAATTCCAGGCATTATGAGTGCGTTGCGCGAAAATCTTTCGATCCGTCTTATAAGTGGCAGCTCATTTTTGAACTGAAAGAATCGAAGAGAAATTGGACAGATTACGTTTCGTACTGCTCCACATTTCCACAGGATTCAAGGCTTTTTGTGTGCCGAATAAAGTCTCAAGATGTTCAGCAAGAGTTCTCCGCAATAGACAGCAGGTTAAAAGAGTTTAGGGCGCTGGTTAATAGGTTTAAATCAAAAATAGGAGGGTAGCATGGCCGAGAACAACGCTCTGATAGTAGTCGATAAACTTGACCCTATCGAAATCTTCGTCAAAGGCGGCCTTGATAGTGTCATCGAAACCATATCTAAAAGAGCCGAAGAAGAATTAAAAGACGCCACGCTGGAAACGGCCAGGGGGCGCAAAATTTACGCATCGGTAGCCTACAAAATCGCCCGGTCAAAAACCCTTCTGGACGACATGGGTAAAGAATTAACCATTGAGCAAAAGCGCCAAATCAAAAAGAACGATGTGAACCGGAACCTACTTTGGGAGCGATGCGAAAAGTTGCAGTCAGAAAAGCGCAAACCGCTTACCGATTGGGAAGCGGCAGAGGATGCTCGTATCGCCAAAGAAAAGGCCGACGCTGAATTTGCCCAGGCGTGGTGCGATGCCCACGCCGAACACACCCTATGGCTCAAGGCCAAAGAACTTGACGCCCTTAAAGCTGAAATGGCCCGCAAAGAGGCCGAGCAGAAGGCCAAGGAAGAGGCCGAACGTATCGCCAAAGAACAGAAAGAGGCTCAAGAAAAAGCGGCCAAGGAAGCAGCCGAACGCGCCACCCGCGAAGCCGAACAGGCAGCAGAGAAGGCCCGTATCGAAGCAGCCGCCAAGGCCCAAGCTATCATTGATGAGGCCCAACGCAAGGAACGCGAAGCCAGCGAAGCGGCGGCAAAGGCAGAACGCGACCGCATTGCGGCCATCGAAAAAGCCAAGTCTGACCAGGAAGCAGCCGTCAAAGCCGCTGAGGCAAGGGCTAAGGAAGAGGCCGACAGGAAAGAACGCGAACGACTATCGGCCGAAGCTAAGGCTAAGGCTGAGGCTGAGCGCATCGCATCGAATAGGGCGCATCAGGCCAAAATCAACAAGGAAGCTATGGCCGATTTCATCTCCATCGGTTTCGATGATGAGAGGTCAAAGGCTATCGTTGTGGCTATCGCAAGCGGTAAAATCAGAAACGTCAAGATCCAATATTAACAAGGAGGATCAAAATTGAAAAAGACAATCATGCTACTCGCAACCATCGCCCTACTCACCGCCTGCGCCACCTTGCAGACACAGGAACCGCAACCCGCAAAGGCAACCGCAACCGGGCAGGCGCCCGCCCCTGACAAGATTCAGTCCCGACTAAAAGTGCTCGAACCTCTGGCCAAGGAAGCCCTCGAAGCCGTCAAGAAAACTCCTCAGTGGTCGGCCTACGAAGTCCAGCGCAAGGAGTCGGACGCAGCGGCTAAGGTGGTTGAGGCCACCCCGGAATGGAAGAAGTTAAAGGCTATCCAGAAGGAGCAAGAGTATCTTTTAAAACTTAGCAAATAAGGAGCGCACAATGAAGAGACTATTCGCAATCATGATCCTATTGGCACTCGTTTCACCGGCCATGTCCGCGCCGCCGAAAGAAGATCACGAAGGCCCCAAAAAGTACGAGATCAACATTGAAATCCGGTTCAATTCGATCACTATGGAGCAATTCGCGGAGATCGAAAAGTACCTGGACAGCCTGAAAAGGAAGCCCTGCAAACTGGAGATTAAAAAGGAAATGCTGCCGAAGGATGGTGGTTTTATTGTTTACGATGGCAGCCCTTCGATTACTTTGAGGACAGACAATTAACCACCACCCCAAGCGCGGGGTGCTGTTCGGCCCCGCGCCTTCCTGGGGGGTGAGATAATAGGGAGAATATGGCTTATGGGTTTTCGAAAATTTATAGACACAAAAAAGAGGGGCGCGAGTTTGCCCATGATCTCAATTTGGACAAGGGGTCAGATCTCTTTTAATACCGTAGCCGCTGAAAGTCTTCATCTAAAAGATTACAGCCACATAGAGTTATATTTTGACCACCAAAAAAGGCTTATCGGGCTCAATCCTACAAACATTATCACCGAATCCATACCGATTAATTTCAGAGATGGCGGCCTTGTAAATTTTTCGGCAATTCCGTTCCTGCGAAGCATCGGAATTTTTGGTAATAAAACAGCTAAGTATATAATCACGGATGATAGAAAAGTATCGGGACTGTATGTGGTCGGCATAGGCCACAAAGTTGGTCCGTAACGACAAGAAAGGAGCACCCAGCAGCATGAAGCCCAAAGTCGATTGGCCATACGCAGAGGTTCCGGCACGCCATAAAAAACCGCTTGATATAGGTAAACCCACAAGGTAATATTGAGACATGAAAATAAAACTCAAAACGCAGCTAAAATGCAAGCGGTGCGGGCACAAGTGGAATCCTCGCAAAACCGAGGTCAGAATTTGCCCGCACTGTAAATCGGCCTGGTGGGATACAGAAAAATTGAAGGGTAGCCAGAATTGAAAGAGATCATCACCCAATACAAAAGCGGCTGCCTTCGCCCATCGTCATTTTCAGACCACGAGGTTTTATCGGAGAATTACAAAGAGAACCAGCTCGTCAGATGCCAAACGTATGCGGTGTCTAAGGGTATGGAGCCAAGCGTTGATCAAAATAATACTCTTCATGCCTGCTTCCAGTTGGTAGCCGACAACCACCCGAAATTGAAGACCAAGGAGCAGGTCAAGTTCCACATTAAGGTGGCGCTCCATTTCGTTCATGAAGACCTCGTGGCGGTTCGCAAGGATGGCACGGTGCAATTTTCTTATCGTAGTTTCAGTTTCAAGGAACTGAAAAATATGGAGAGATTGCGAATCTTCGATAGGTCGTTTGAGTTATGCGCCGATCTATTGGGTATCAGCGTTGAAGAGTTGATAAAAGAGGCTAAGGCACGGATGCAACGGAGGGGATGATGGATTTCAGCCCGCAACCTAAAACCGCACCGGTTCGGCTCAAAGGCAAAGCCTACGCCGAGTTCCGCCGCCAAGTGTACGAGGATTGCCTTGGCAAATGCGCTGAGTGCGGCCAATACGCGCCATTGGGAATAAGCGGCCTGTTTGATCTTCGGCTTTGTGGGCATGTAGCACACATTAAAAGCCATGGTTCTGGAGGCGGGGATACTATCGACAATGTACGCTGGCTTTGTGCAAAATGCCATCTTGAGGGAGAGCACGGCCCGAAGTGGTCAAGGGGGAATAAATGAGAAAGCCCAAAACAAACTGGAACGCACTATCTGAAGAAGCGAAAATGGGGTTTTTCGAGTTCTGGCTGGCCACCAAGTTTTTTGCCGGCCAGGCTGTTCCGACCGCATGGGGCGAAGATTCCATAGAAAAGCCTTGTTCTGAGTGCCCAGGAGAATACTGTTCAGTAAAGGCTTGCTCCGATTTGTGCGGCACCATGTTCACTAATCTACCACATAACGAACGTGTGCCGTACACGTGCCCATGCATCGCATACGGAGAAAAAGCGGTAGAGGCCCTTGAGCAGTGCCTTATCGAGGATGGATGGATACCCACCCAGCGCGTAACCTAACGCGCCCAACCCATCGAGAATCGCAGGCGGTTGCAACGATGGGACAAACGCCGGGGAGATCGCCCGATCCGGCCATCCTAAGGGGGATCGAATGAGCGCATCCAAACCCGAACCGAAGCCCAACAAAGGAAGGCACTGCCCCAAATGCCAAAGCCCCATGCTCTTTATGTATGGCTGCGGATGGGATTATGACCGATACATTTGCTCAAAATGCGGTTGCGATTACGCCGAAGAAACCGATCAGAGCACCTATCCACCGGAGGTAAAACGGTAATTGATGCTGAACGGGCCAGCAAAGCCCGAATAAATAAACAACCGTGGAGGTAATCACATGAATCAGACACAGATAGCGTACTTCGAAAGAAAGATCGAAACCGCATTGCGCGCTGCCAAACGATCAATAGACGATTCGGTGGTATCGGAGGAAATCACATCCGGCCAGAAGGTGGCGCAGATTATGGCCAGCAAAGCCCGCTTTAAAGTTGAGGCGTTTGCCGGCGAAGATTGCCCGTATGATGCCGAGAAGCTTTTCAAGTTTTTCGATTTTGAGGGGGCCGACGAGATCAAATCACGCAATGCCGCCGCCGTGGTCGCTGCCGAAAAGAAGCGCCGCGAGGCTGAACGTGAAGCCGGTAAACTTATGGATGCCTTTGTTTTAGAAAAGCTATCCGATCCGGTTGCTGCCATCGATGAGTTTATCGGAAAATATGAAGAGCATCCCAAGGCTCAACCTGTATTGGTTTCAAAGAAAAAGAAACGGTAACTAATATTCTGATGGCCCGCCGTGGCTCATCGCGGGGCGGGCCTGGGGAGGGGATCACCATGAAATGCTTTTGTAAAGAGCTCGCTTTTGAGGTGCCGACGCACAAGTGCTCTTTTTGCGGAGCGCACATCAACCAAGGAGAAAATCTTTATACCGTCGTAATCACTTGGGGTAACGGGAAAACAGCATGTAAAGAATGTTACGATTAATTTGAACCAGTAGAAGAGTGTGGCGATTAATTTGTGGGAGTAACCATGTCAGAACAAACCGAAAAACAATGGCAAAAAGAGCGCAAGGACACCATAAAATATCTCAAGGTGGCGTGTGAAGAATTTGGTGATCTTGATTGGGACGAAGACCTTCACCTTGTGGATATACTGGAAAAACATTTAATCCGTTATATATCTGGGTAGCCAATGGGCATTAATCGAATTATAGAAGACCTCGAAGAGCAAATAGCTTTATCCGATAGGATTGGAGAGGACCCCGACGATGCAAGTTGGAATTATGAGATCGGCGTGCTTTTAAGCTCAGGGGACGCACTGCGCGTTGTTAAGGTTCTAAAGCAAGCGGTACTTCGCGGCGAGGTTCAGGAGTAACCATGGCAAGCCAATCGATAAGACGCCAATCAACCATATGCGCCTTGTTAGAGGGGTTCCTTAACATGATGTCTGATCAAGGCGCAGACAAAAGCGAAATGTTCAAAACCCTGAGAACCGACGCGATTAAGGCATGTGACGAGGCCGTGGAGCTGCTCAGGGCAGAACCCAATGGCAGACTATCAGACAGGGATATTGTGCGCATCAAGCGGGCGATAGACCTATTCCATGATCGGTGTTTCCCTGGCGGAGAGTTCACGGCAGAGGAACCGCTTTCGATGCTCATTTGCTTAATAGTTGACCAGCTATCTTTTATGAAGCCGGGAGCCAAGCAACGGGCCTTTGAAAAGCTATTGCACGAAACGGAAAATCTTATGGTCTGCTTCGATCCGGCTTGCGAGTATTCAGCGCCGGATGGGTATCGGGCGGCGGTGGTTTTCGAGGCATTGGAGATTTGAAATGGAAAAGTACGAAGAAACAACCTATGGATTTAAGTATGGAGCGGCAGAAGTTACCCGCTGTTGTTCAGACGATAAAAAAGGTTGGGTTGTCGTAGGCGTAAGAACCGCCAAGGCTGTACTCGACATCTACGTTACAAAGACAGGCAAGGTAAGAATCTGGAGCGGTGAAAAAGAATGGAGGCAAACAGAATAAGCGAATGAACCAACTCCCAATCTTCCACGAAAGCCCCCAAAAGCCGGTCCTATGCGCCCTATGCGGCCGGCCCCTGAAGGATCACCAGAGCGTAACACGGCAGATGGGGCCACGGTGCTGGGAGCGCGTCTTGACCGTGGCAAGAGGGATGAGAGAGAAGGTAAAGTAGAAAATATGGAAACCGTAAAGTTCACATGCCACGGCAATAGCGCCCCGGCCTATTCTTGTAATAAGCCTGGGGATATGTCGGGAGAGTATGTCAAGGTTTTTAGCGATCTTGACCGGCGCGATGTATTACTTAAAGCTGCCTATGAGTTGCTCAAAAAGCAGGTTAAGTCGGGCTATGTTCTGAACCTACTGGCCGAAACCGTCTTCTATGACGAAACAGATTGCGACGGGTATTGCCTTGCAAACGACATCGCCTACCTGCTGGACCTTGAAGACCTGGATGGTATGTAACATGAGGGCCAAATGATCGAAGTAATCATCTATCGTAAGCGCGACATATTCATCCCTATGACCGAGGATGACCGCCAACTATCGCAAGACATCGAAGAAGGCGTTCTGCTGCGGGCAAAGATCACGCGCAAAAAGGTTGACCAAAGGACCATAGACCAAAATAAAAAAATGTGGGCCATGCTTGGAGATATATCAAAACAAGTTGTTTATGGCACCAAACTAACAAAAGAAGATTGGAAGGACGTTTTATCGGCGTCGCTGAAAAAGCAGAAGGCCGTGCCAGGGATAGACGGCGGATTTGTGGTCCTTGGAGCGAGAACTTCCAAGATGTCCATACCAGAAATGATTGATATGATCGAGCTGTCGTATGCCTTCGGAAATGAGCATAACGTAAAATGGTCTGAGAAAACGGAATAGCGAAAGGAACCGGCCATGCAATGCCCCAACTGCCAAACAAAGATGGACCCGGAGCCATGCACTTACAAGCGCGATTCAGGTTGCCTGGGCGATGCCGTGATTTATACATGCCCAGAGTGCGAGTATCAATGCCATGTTGCTTATGGCAAGGTCCGCGTTTTGTTTGAAGGCAATCCGAGCGTTGACAGGCAAATCATAGATTGTGGGTGGTGAATCATGGACCCAGAAACCAAAAAGCGCCTACAAAACCTCAGCAAGCAGCTCCGCAGACTCCGCAAGTACCGCGACGATGAAAAGTACCGCGAGGCTTACGAGGAGGTCCAGGGGGCTTTGAAGAGGCGGTCCTTGGAGATTACGGGGAAAGTTTAACCGTGCGGCAAACTATTGACTTTAAGTTCATTGCGTGAGATAGTTGAGGTGCTGCGGTACTGAGATAGAGGAAATTCTAATGCCAATTTTCGCCCGATTGTATGCGTGTCACCCTCCTTTTCCTCTGGATCGTGCCGTAGCAGCGCATACAGTCGGGCGATTTCCTTTTATGGTGAAGCCAAATGAGATGGTTTAAGCATCTTGCTTTGGCGCAAAGGGACCCCGACATGCAACTCCTTATATCAGAGTATGGCTACGAGGGTTACGGGGTATATTGGGCCATACTCGAAACGCTGTCAGAAAATCTAAACGGCGGCCAAACAACCAAGCTAACCCTTCCGTTAAAATCTTGGAAAAATTCCGCAATTTCCGACAAAAAATGGATGAAAATTGCGCGGTTTTTATCCGAAAAAAATAAAATTTCAGTTGAAATTTCTGAAAAATTAGTGACAGTGACTTGCGATAAGTTGCTGAAATTTAGGGACGAATACAACCGCAAGATAGACAAAAAGTCCGGACAATATCCGGACAATGTCTGAAACGTGTCCGTTTTCGCTCTGTAATCTGTATTCTGTCATCTGATTTCTGCTTACCAGGTAAGTATAAAGTAACTTAATTAGTATGGAGTAGGGGGAACATGGAACTCAGGGAATACATATCGGCCATGGTCGGCAGAAAGTTCGGAAGATGGACCGTGCTTTCTTTCTCGCATAAAAATATAAACAGGGCGATCGTTTATAATTGCGTTTGCGATTGCGGCGTAAAAAAATCAGTAAATGGTCAAATATTGAGAAGTGGCGGTTCTAAAAGTTGCGGTTGTCTTAAGTCTGATGTTTCGAGGTCAAAAACATTATCTAAAAATCCTCACTGGAAAGGTGGGAGATATATAAACGATTCAGGTTATGTGATGGTGTATATGCCCTCGCATAAAAGAGCGCAGTCGAACGGATATGTTCGTGAGCACATTCTAATTTCTGAAGCTGCTATTGGCAGGCCGCTTCCTGATAGTGCGCAAGTTCACCACTATGGCCACGTTTCTGATAATTCAAAAATTATAATCTGCGAAAATCAAGAATACCACTATTTGCTGCATCTAAGAGAACGAGCTATTGAAGCTTGCGGCAATCCTGATTTCAGAAAATGCAAATTTTGTCACGAATACGACGACATAAAAAATATGTATGTCAACCAATCGAAGCATCACGGCTGGAACGTGTACCATCGGGAGTGTCAGAATGAATACGATAAGAAGGCCAGAAATGCGAGATTTTAAACTTAGAGAATACCAAACAAGGCTTGTTGATGCCGTCAGGAAGCAAGCCTTGCTTGGGCATAAAAGGATATTAGCGGTTTTGCCGACAGGGGCAGGCAAAAGTGCGTGTATGGGTGAGATAGCCATGTCGTCAATGCAAAAAGGAAACCGTGTTTTAGCTATGATGCACCGCAGGGGGTTGGTTGAGCAGATGATTGAACGGTTCAATGAGTGCGGAATTGAACCCGGATGTATTATGGCCGGCGTTGATTCGGCTCTTGATAGGCAATGTCAAGTTGCATCGATCTGGACATATAAGCGCCGCATACAGTTGGCTGAAAAAGATTTTAATAGGTTTTGGGTAAACGCGCCTGTTGTCCTGATAGACGAGGCCCATCACATTTTGAACGCCACATATCAAAAAGTTTTATCAGAGTATCCGAACGCTTTTGTTGTTGGTTTCACGGCTACACCAACGCTTTCAACGGGAGCTGGTTTGGGGAATTATTTTGATTGCATGGTTAACGTCGTTTCGATGAGCGAACTATTGGCCGGTGGTTTCCTTGTCCCTGGGGTTTACTATGGTCCCTCAGAACCGGACTTAGCCAAGCTAAAAATTGTGCAAGGTGACTATGACAAGAAGGGTTTGGACGAGAAAATAAACCGGCCCGAAATAGTCGGAAACGTGGTTGATAACTGGATAAAATACGCTGGCGATAAACTGACGATGGTTTTTGCAATCAATCGAAAACACGCCATGGCTCTATGCAACGAGTTTATCCGTAGAGGGATCACCGCTGAATACCTGGACGCAAACAACGAGGACGAAGAACGAAGCGAGGTTTTAGAACGATCAAAGAACGGCGACACGATGGTAATTTGCCAGATAGGTCTTTACACCGAAGGATCGGATTTGCCTTGGCTACAATGCCTTGTGGTTGCGCGTCCTACGCGAAGCCTGGGGCTCCATAGGCAGATTTTGGGAAGGGGTGCAAGGCCGTGCAAGGTAAAACAGAATTTCATGGTCCTTGATCACGGAGGTAATTGTAAGCGGCTCGGTTTCTACGAAGACGAAATAGAGTGGACTCTTGACGGAAAGCCAGATTCGAACCGGGCACCGCGCAAGCACAAGGAACGTAAAATAATAATATGCGACAAGTGCGCCGGGTTTAATGAATTAAACGAATGGACCGAAGCAGAAATTAAAAATGGCCGCTGTGTTCGTTGCGGCCATGAAATACAGAATTTTGGGAAAAAGGTAAATGCCCTTCAAGCCGACCTAATAGAACTTAAAAAGCCAAAAGATAAAAAAGAAAAATGGGACACCGCATCAAAACGTCAGCTTTGGGGGATGTTAGATTACGAGCGACGAAGATTATGCAAAGAAGACAAGTGGCAGCTTGCTCAATACAAATCTATCACAGGTGTATGGCCCAGAGGAATGGATGACATCGGTCCTATCAAACCAGATCAAAAGTGCCTCAATTTATTGAAATGGCAACGCATAAAATACATTAAGGGGAGACAAAAAGCGGAGGCCGCGAATGGAAACAGATGAACTAAAAAAACAATCTCAAGGAAAATGGAGAAGTATCCTTGCAAGCCTCGGAATTGAGGTTCCAGACGATCCAAAAAAGCACGGACCTTGCCCGGTATGCGGACCAGGCAACAACGGTCATCGGTTCAGGTTCGACGACAAAGACGGAAACGGCGGGTGGATTTGCACTCAATGCGGATCAAATGACGGGTTGGCGCTGGTTCAAATGGCTCTCGGGCTTTCGTTTGTCGAAACGAAAGAGCGTGTCGAATCAGTTCTCGGAATAGCTGAATTTTCCAAACCAGCGCCAGGAGCACCGCAACGCGACCCAAAAAAAGACCTGATCGACCTCTACACAAAATCAAAACCTATCGCCGGATCGGATATGGTGTCGTTATACCTTCACGCAAGGGGCCTTGTTCTTACTCCTGAAAACGTCCGTTTTTGCCCTACCTGTTACAACTCAGATTTAAAAAAAGAAATGCCGGCCATGCTTGCGACGTTCTCAAATAAAGACGGAAAAGCCGTTTCAATCCACCGAACTTACCTGGACGGGATAAAAAAGGCAGATGTGCCAACGGTTAAGAAAATGATGCCTGGAACCGAGCCGCTTGCAGGTGGAGCCATTCGGCTTGCCGAGCTTACCGGGGACACTCTCGGGGTATGCGAGGGAGTTGAAACGGCCATAGCTTGCAGGCAACTGTTTGACATTCCAACATGGGCGACAACAGGGACATCGTTGCTTGAGGCGTTCGTTCCTCCTAAAGAAGCGCGGAAGGTTATAGTTTTCGGAGATTGCGATTCAAACTTTGCCGGTCAATGCGCTGCTTATAAGTTAGCGAAAAAACTTTATAACAAGCCGTTTGAATTGATCGTGGAAGTTCAGATACCTCAGTATGGAGATTGGAACGACGAACTTAAACGGCAGATTGGGCCGATGTCTGCAAAGTAAGATAAACCGTGCGGCCCCTGGTTCGCCGGGGCCGCGAAGATAGGGATTTCGAGCGTCGAAAGATTAGGGAATCTTCATTATGCTGCGTAAAAGTAAAGAGTTAAAAGAAATCGAGGCCGCTTGGCTTGGGCGCAAGGTCCGATTTTACGAGATCGATGCCCTTTCAAAAACGCGACCATCGCCACTTCTTGGGCCTTATTTTGGTGTCGTTGTAGGGTCCACGACTAACCAAGCGCTAATAGAAGACAGGCTTGAAGGCAACGATTATAGACACTCAATAAAGTTCACAGGGTTTCTAATCGTGCGTGAGAAGGAAAGAGAGCGGGACGCGTTCCCTTCGCCGCTACATTGCGAAATAATATCATAGGCAAGGTCCGTAACGACCCCGCAAACGACCCCAGAAAGGAAAGCCCCATGACCTACCGCTACGCATGGAAAAACAATCCAAAGCGGGCCTCAATGTACGGCAGAACATGCCGCGTTTTGGCAACCGGCAAAATGGGATCGGCGCTAATCGAGTTCGAGAACGGGCAAAAAGAGATCACCAGTAAACGGGCATTAAGGAGGAAGGTCCCATGAAACTGCCACCCAGGCCAGAAGAAGACGAACAGCGCGCCGTCGCCCAATACCTCGATATGCGCCGCGACCTGCTATGGTGTCATGTCGGAAATGGCGGCATGCGCAACAAAGCCGAGGGGGGAAAGCTCAAGGCGCAAGGCGTAAAGGCCGGTGTGCCGGATATCCTGATTTTCACGCCGACCAACAACGGCTATGTGGGCGCCGCTATTGAGTTGAAACGTAGGGACGGCGGCAAGCTGCAAGAATCTCAAATCAAGTGGCTCGCGCGGCTTGAGGTTTGCGGATGGGATACACACGTATGCCACGGATCGGACCAGGCGGTAGAGGTTTTGAAACGATTGTATGGGTGAAAGGGGGAAGCGCAATGAAAGAAAGGCCTATTTTGTTCAGCGGGCAAATGATCAAAGCGATACTCGGAGGGAGAAAGACACAGACGCGCCGGGTGATGAAGCCGCAGCCAGAATGGGTAACACCGGACGGCGTTATGAATTGGAATAAAAGCTGCGCGATGGTTTCGGCCCATAAATGCCCATACGGGTTTCCAGGGTGCCATGTTTGGGTGCGAGAGAAGCACGCTCGGTACGAGCACGGCGGCATTTGCACCCCACATTATCTAGCAGACGGACAAATGCCAACTATCGACGATCGGCACGATGCGGGACTTCTCAAGGTTTATCCGTCAATACACATGCCGCGATGGGCAAGCCGCATCACGCTGGAAGTTACAGGCGTTCGCGTTGAGCGACTACAAGACATCGGCCAGGGGTCGGCATGCGCCGAAGGATGCCCCCCGCTCAACGAGCCGATAGAGTGGTTTCATGGTCTTTGGGATACGATCAACGGGAAGTCATATCCATGGGAAAGTAACCCTTATGTTTGGGTAATCGAATTTAAGAGAATCGAGGTATCCAAATGAAAACCGTACTCACGATCATAGCCATTGCCTTTATGTTTTCGGGCCAAGCGATAGCTGGTGACGGCCTTGAAGGTATCGCGGCTTCATCTTTCACCAAGGAGCAGATTGAGGAGCTTCTTGTGAAAGCCGGTAGTGCGACAACCTTCACAACCTGCTACCAGGTTTTCGCGCCAAAGGACGATATCACGGTCCACGAACTTGCGCTGTGCCTTTCGGTGCTTCTAGACCGGCAAAGTGTTGATCTGCTTCCAAAAAAAGCCGCACGCCACTTCCGCGAGGTATGCCAATGACCACCGAAACCGCCATAGAAGCCATGCTCAACAGTGATTCCTTCTTTACCTGCCAACTCAAGGGCGTCCGCATGGAAAAAGCAGCCTGCGTCATCCGGCGCCGCAATGCACTCACCGGATGGATAGCCGGCAGCAGCGCATCGTCCAACAAGCCGGGCGCCCAAGATACCGGCTGCCGGGATTGTGAGCAGGGAAAACAGATCGCCAAAGAGGTATCCCCCGGGCAGGTCAAGGCCTACCAGATGCGCGTGGGAGGGTCCAGGAAATGGGACAAGAAGGCCATGGCAAAGCCCGGGCAGATCACGGAACCATTGCCTGAACCGGCCGGGAAGGTGTGCAGCCGCAAAGAGTGCAAGCACGAAGGCCGGCCCCAGGCCGCCGACAACTTCCACAAGGGCAGCCGTGCGGATGGCCTGTGCGGCTATTGCAAGGACTGCCAGCGCGACCTGGCCGAAGAACGCAAAAAGAAACTCGCTGACCTGAAAGCGGATTTGCGCGAACGACTGGACCGGGCGGCCGGAGTTACCCAGGAGCAGCTCGCCGAGAAACAGGATGATCCAAGCGCGATACCCGCGAAGATATGCCCGGAACCGAATTGCGTATACGGTAGGTCACCACAACCACTCGACAATTTTTACAACAACAAGAACACAACCGATGGCAAAGCCTATTTTTGCAAGGCCTGCATGATCCGAAAGCAAAAAGTCTATGACCAGAAGCGGAGGGACCTGCTGGCTATCGCCGTCAAGTCGTACCCTGTCAACGCCATCGAGAAACCACCACAGGAGGGGAAAGCGAAAACCATGGAACAAAAACAGGAAATCACCGAAAAGATTTGCAGGAGCGACCGCTGCGCCCACGCGGGAGAAGCGCAGCCTATCGAAAACTTTATGCGATCCAAGATGAGCCCAGACGGGTATATGCACCTGTGCAAAGTGTGTTACCGGATACAGGCCGTTGATCGGGTGGGGCTAAAGGCGCGTTCAGGGAAGTCCCTGGAGTTGCGGTTCGATGATTATCCAGAACTTATGACCGAACTTGCGAAGCAGGCCAAGTCTGAGTTTCGAACGGTTCAGGCGCAGGCTATGATGATTTTACAGCGGGCTTTGGGGCCGCAGGGATAGGGGCTACAGCCCCAATGGGAGGGGAGAATGGGGATCTTAAATTACACGACACAGATAAAGACCGAAAAAACAGCGTCCGAGATCCAACGCAAATTGGCCGATGCAAAGGCCCAAGCTGTTCTGTGCGAGTACGATGCAAACGGCGTTATGTGCGCCATGTCGTTTAGGATAATGACTCCGCAAGGCCCTATATCGTTTCGCCTTCCGGCTAACATAGATGGGGTTTATCGAGCCATCTGTAACGATCGAAACATCACCAAGGGATTGAAAACCAGGGACCAGGCCGCCAGGGTTGCGTGGCGCATCCTGAAAGATTGGGTCGAGGCTCAACTTGCAATTGTTGAGGCTGAAATGGCCGACATCAAAGAGGTTTTTCTTCCTTACGCTCAGAACAACGCCGGGAAAACACTGTACGAGCTGATAAGCGATGGCGGCTTTAAACAGCTTACCCCTTAACGGTCCGCAATGACCAGGAGAAAGGAGGCCCAACCATGCGCGTCTAACCGAAACACCATAGGACAAATACAAAGCCCCACCGCGCTATCGGTGGGGCGTTTCGTTTTTCAGGGGTGCGGTCTAAGCGTACCACTTCTTGACATCATAATATCGGGCAACAACCTCATTGTAACCGAGTTTACGAAGCAATTCACAAAGAAGGTCGTCGGCATCGCCGTGGGCTACTTCGGTGTCTCCGTTATCAACGCACCCCTGCATTTTTTGGACATATTCGTCTTGCAGTTGTTTTTTCATGCCTTCCTCCTTCATCCTTCCATCCTTCCGTTCCAGCATCGCGGCCACATCATCGACATGGATCATCCAAGACGATCCGATCTTGATGGCCTGAACCTTTTCAGAGTTGATCATCTGCCGGATTCTCGCGTCGGAGATACCGGCTTGTTTTGCGGCCTGCATTGTTGAGAGATAGTCTTCCAGAGGGTTTTTGAGGGTCATATCATCCCCCTCATCCGGCATCCGTCGCAAGATCCACGGTTGCAGTCGAAACACTGCGCCGGCCCGGTGTAATCGGATATTACGTGCCTTCTCCACCATGCGCGGATAAGTTCGGATATTCTGGCCATAGAATCCTCCTTGTCTGGCCCGGCTGCCCGGGCCTTGGGGTTAAAGAATCTCAAACATGTAGCGGCAAATGCCGATAGTTTCCGTCCAGGATGTCTTGTAGGTTGTCCTGGTCGTCGTTCACCATCTCGCCACCGTTGAACATTTGACGGATGACATCCATTGTTTTAGCGTTTGTAACGGTTGTTTTGCGGAAGTCCAACGATCCTGAGTTGTTTACCCACCTCACAAAAGGCGCGGTGATGGTTATCTTGCCGCCGTAGTCGCGCATGGTGTACTCTGTGTCATAGATTCCGGTCGTTACGTCGATTGTCTGCTTTTTCATCGGTCGTTCCTTTCTGGCCCGAGGGCCGGTTTAATCCACATATTTTTCGAGACGGTCCTGAACACCACCGAACAGATTGCTCCATGTGGAATCAGCGTAAAAATCCCACGATCCATCCGGTTGGTATTTTCTGATTGCCGCGATGCGCTGATCCCTGGTCATGGCGTCCCACTTTTGGGCCGGTTGAGCCTTACCGAAAAAGGACTCTGAATCTAAGCGATTGATCGACATTGTTGCGCCTCCCCCTGTTTGATTGTTAGCCGCAATATACTTACGCCGCAATAAGATTGCAAGGGTCAAGACTGATAGTTTTCACCTACCATAGCAAAAACACAGTAAACCACTTGCATCCTAAACAATATCTTGATATAGAGTTCATCAGCGCACACTCCTTTCCCTCCGGTCCAGCCCCTATTCTCCCGGGGGCTGGACCACTCCCATTGTAAGCGAGGGAGCGGAGCAGTTTAAAACCAACCAGCGAGGCCCGCATGTCAAAAGAGATCACGCTGTTCCTTCCAGGCGCACCGAACGAACCCATCCAGACCATCCACGGCGAAATGCCCTACCGCGACTGGCTGCACAAAGAGGCCAAACGGATCAATCGCGCACCGGGCCGAACGTGCCGCGTGATCGAGCGAACGGAAAACGACCGGATACGCTGCTGGGCCGTTGGAAATCAACACCCTGGTTGCGTGGTGGGGGCGAAATGATCGAACCTATCCGAATGCGGCTCCCGAACGGAGCACTGATAAAGCCCTGCAACGAGTGTAAGCACAGCGAGTATGACGTTGGCCCAAACAAGCACTTCTGCATGATAGCGCTCAATGTCGTTGATGAGACTCCAGCGGCTTGCTCAGATGCCCGCAGCAACCCCGCACTTTGTGGATTGGGCGGTACCCATTGGGAGCCGAAAGAATGACCCCCACCAACCAAGAAAACCCACAGGAAGGGGGCCTCCGGCAGATGTCCCCGGGGCCTGTCGGAGGCCCCCGCTTTTATGAAACCCGCATGGTCAACCACTACTTTTGCATGAACGGCCCATACGAGGGATGCCTTGCCACCGTTGTAGGCAATCACAGTCAAGGGCGCGTTCTGCTTTGCGACCAGAAGGAAGGCAACGTCAAGGTCGCCTATGAACTGCTCGACGGTAGGCTATGGTGGGACGAATGACCGATACCAAGAAGCCAGCACCGGAGGCCCTGCTTATTGACGATACCTGCACCGCCGCAGGTGTTTTGTTTGCGCCTGCCGGGAGTATACCGGAAATCATGTCTTTGTGGGAGAAGTGCGCCGCAGAGTGCATAGCTGCCCGGGGCGCAGAACTCATGGAGTATTGTCTGCCAGATGGCCGCACCGCTTAAATACGATTGGCCCACAATCAAAAACGAATACCGTTCAGGAACGTATTCGGACGCAGAGTTATCCAGGCGTCATGGTTGCAGCCGAAGGGCAATCCAAAAGAGGATCGAAAAGGATGGTTGGACCCGCGATCTATCGTTGGCCGTTAAGCAGGCTTTTAACGCTAAGATGGTAGCAGGGGATGCAAAGGTAGCAAGCAAGGTAGCATCCGACAATGCAAAGGCCGACGAGTCAGAGGTCGATAGGGCCGCTGAAGTCCGGCTTGATGTTGTCATGCTCCACCGCTCAGACATCAAGGCCCTACGTGAAGAGGAACAGCGCCTGCTTGCCGAACTCGGAGACAGCCCGACCAAACTATGGGTAGGTCAGTACCAGGGCCAAGTAATCGAGCACAAGGTCGGAATTGCTGTCACCGAACGCGCATCGGCCCTGCAAGCCCTGGCCGCCGTTCAGCACAAGCGCATCCAGTTGGAGCGCCAAGCCTTCAACATAGACGACAAGAGCGGCAAGGCCGAAGACCCCATATCCGCGATTTTGGATGAGGTCGCAAGGCGAGCGGCGCCGTTGGTGAGCAGGGATGAGTAAGGTTCAGGTGATAGATAACCTGGCAGACCCGTTATGGCGGTTGAACAATCTTTACTGGATAGTTGATAAAGAAGGCAAAAAGGTTCCATTCCGTTTAAACGGGGTTCAATCGAAGCTGTTTCAAGACTTGTGGTTTTTCAACCTGATTCTGAAAAGCAGGCAGCACGGCATGACGACGATGGTTGACATAATGGGATTAGATCAAGCCCTGTTTAATGACAACTTTTCGGTTGGAATATGCGCTCATACCAGAGAAGACGTTGAAAAGATTTTCCGCACCAAGGTAAAGTTCCCATACGACAACCTACCCGAAGGAATCAAATCAGCAAGACCAGCCAACACCGACACGGCCAAGATGATGGCATTTCCGAATGGATCGTCAATCGAAGTTGCAACCTCGTTGCGCTCTGGGACATATCAATACGTTCATGTGTCAGAGTTCGGCAAAATCTGCGCCAAGTATCCTGAGAAATCAAAAGAGATTGTAACCGGAACATTTGAAACCGTTCACCCTGGATCGTATTTGTTTGTTGAGTCAACAGCAGAAGGACGAGAGGGGTACTTTTTCAGGTATGTCCAAGAAGCCCAAAAAAGGCACGAGGTAAAACAAAAGCCGAACAAGCTGCAATTTAAAATGCATTTTTTCGCCTGGTATCAAGACCCCGGAAACCGCCTTGACGCTGATGTTTTCATAACTCCAGAATACGATAAATATTTCAAGAAGCTCGAAACCGAACACGGGATAGCCTTGGATCAATCCCAAAAGGCGTGGTATCAAACCAAGGCGGAAACCCTCGAAGATGATATAAAGCGAGAACACCCATCGACGGTCGATGAGGCTTTCGAGGCCGCCATTTCAGGTGCCTACCTTGCCAAGCAAATGTCAAAACTCAGACTCGCCGGCAAAATCGGTGTTGTCCCTCATGATCCATCATTGCCTGTTAATACCGCGTGGGACTTTGGCCTCAACGACAGAATGTGCATCTGGCTTCACCAATACGGAGGCCTTCAGCATAGGGTAATAGGCTATATTACAGGGACGGATGACGACGTTTTATATTACTGGCGTGAGTTGAAGCGCAAGGATTATATATGGGGCGTTCACTACCTTCCGCACGACGCAAAAACAAGAAGGATCGGAACGGCTAAAACCGCAGACGAAGCTCCACGCACAATCGAGGATATTCTAAAAGAATCCGGGATGCGGAACATTAGAGTGGTTCCCAAGGTAGAAGACAAGTGGACAGCCATTCAAGAGACGAAGCTGTTTCTCCCCATGTGTTACATTGACGCCAAAGAGTGCGCCGAAGGCATCAAAGGGTTGGATAACTTTCGGCGCGAGTGGGACGAAGCTATGGGTGATTGGAAAAACAAACCTCTTCATAATTGGGCCATGCACCCTTATGACGCCTTCGAAACATTGGCCAGGGGATTCAAAAAATACGGATGTTCGGTTGATCAGTTCAGGCAATCCGACATCATGCCAGACTACGAGGAGGCATACTAATGGCAACCGTAATTGACGCAAGAGCACTCGTTGATGCTATAGAGCGCAGCAGACCGAAAGAGCCATCAATCGCCTATGAGTTTTCCAATGGGCGAAAGTTTTATCATTCCGAAAACCCGTATGACGATTCGGAGGTGTCTGTGGGCAGCGTGTTCCCATATACATTCCCGTTGGTATTTGAGTAGCATAAATCGCCAAGTGGCGATATAGTATGGCAAGAATGAGCAAAAACATTGTCATTGATTTTATTGGGTAAGTGATCTGAAAACGCGGCTTGCAACAAAACGCGGCGGCTGGGTAGGAAATCGTCAAAAAGGAATATACACCATGCAAATGCAATCAGTCCAATCAATTACCGAAAGGCGAGAGTTCTGCGGCCTTGTTGACGGAGTCTTACTGACCGGCAGGTCCCACCCAACCGATGAGACATGGGCCAAGCAAATGCTGCTGGTTTTGCATCGTGCTGTTCCATCCATGTCATGGGAGCTTGAGATTCAATCCGGTTCTATCCTGTTTTGGTGTGGCCTGCACCCCACGTTCGGGTATCGCATGACGGCTGCACAACTCAATAAGGGCTACTCAATACTTGCCCGAAAGGGCCAAGAGCTGGTCGAAAGGATCAAGGCTGGAGCATGCTAACCGAAGAAGCCCCCATGGAAGGCGACGAGTACGCCGGGACCGAACAAGAGGAAATCGATTGGCTGTCGATTGCCAAGGAAGCGTACAAGACCGGCACCGACTATCTTGACGCCAACTATCGAAAGCAATGGGAAAAGAACGTCTCAAATTTCCAGAACCGGCACCCTTCAGGCTCAAAGTATTACACTGACGCCTATAAGTTCCGGTCAAGAATGTTCCGGCCAAAGACCCGCTCGGCCATCAAGCGGTCTGAGGCGCAGTTCGCAGCGGCGATGTTTTCGACATCGGATGTTATCACGGTTGACCCGATTGACCAGATGGACGCCGAAGAGGACAAGCAGGCCGAGGTATGGCAGGCTGTCCTCAACTATCGGTTGCGGCACTCGGTCCCGTGGTTCCTGACCTGTGTAGGGGCGTTTCAAGAGTCCAAGATTTACGGCATTGTGGTTTCCAGGCAAGAATGGGTTTACGAGGAAATCGAGGAAGAGCAAGTCTCAACCGATCCCATCACCCAAGCCGAAGTCCGAACGCCTGTCAAAAAGGTCATCGAAGACCGCCCCTGCTGCGAACTGATCGAGATTGAAAACATCCGGTTTGATCCGGCAGCAAAATTCTATGATCCGGTCAACACAAGCCCCTATTTCATCGAATTAATGCCGATGTATGTGGGTGACGTTCTTGAAATGATGAAAAAGCAAGACCCCAAGACCGGAAGGCCCGTATGGAAAGAATACGACCGGGGCGAAGTCTTGGCCTACGGTCAGAGAGTAACCGGAAAATCCGACACCACCGGGCAAGCCCGGGAAGGAAACAAGACCGACCCCAAAGGCAACGAGCAAAAAGCCAGAGAGTTTGAGATCGTTTGGGTCCATCGGAACTTCGTCAAGAAAGACGGCACCGATTACGAGTTTTACACCCTGACCGATATGGCCCTGTTGACCGATCCGGTTCCTTCCACCTCTCCATTGGGAAGACCATACCGGGTAGGAATCTCAGCGATTGAGGCCCACAGAGCTATCCCTGCCGGCGATGCTGAGTTAGGGGCAGGGTTGCAAGCCGAAGCCAACGAAATCGTTAACCAGCGCCTTGATAACGTCAAGATCGTGTTGAACCGTGGGAAGTACGCCAAGCGAAACAGCGGCACCGACCTTACCACCCTCAAGCGGTCATACCCAGGTCGAATAGTCATGACCGATGATATCAACTCAATCAAAGAAGAGGTAGTCCAAGACGTAACCGGGTCAGCCTACCAAGAGCAAGACCGCGTAAACGCCGATATGGACGATTTGCTTGGAGGCTTTGCTGGTGGTTCAGTGATGTCCAATCGCGCCCTGAATGAGACCGTGGGCGGCATGAACCTGATAAATCAAAGCGGCAACTCGGTTGCTGAGTACGGTGCAAGGACTTTCGTTGAAACCTGGGTTGAGCCGGTCCTTTCCGATCTAATCAAGCTGATTCAGCTTTACGAATCCGACGAAATCCTACAGCGATTCGCAAAGACAGCCAGTGTTCAAATTGGAGATCGAAAACAGTTCATGAAGCGGATGAGCGTTGCGGTATCCGTGGGCTTTGGTTCGCTGGACCCGAAGGCCAGGACACAGACTGTTACCCAGGTGCTTATGGCTTTGGGGAAGATGGCTCCATGGGCCATGGCCGGCCTTGATGTCAAACGGCTGTCGAAGGAAATGTTCGGGACCGTGGGATACCGGGACGGGTCAAAGTTCTTTTCCAATCTACCGGACGGACCACCGCAGCAACCGGAAGACCCCATGATCGGATTAAAGAAACAAGAGCTTGAGATGAAGTCTCAAATTGAAATGGCTCGAATCAAAGCCGATTATGATGTGGAAATGTCGAAGCTGGCAATGCAGTACAATATGACCCAGGATCAACTCTACGCGAAACTCGACCTCGACGAGCGCAAGCATAATCTTGACATCATGAAGGAGATGAGCCGCAGGGAGGATATAGCAACCAAGCGTGAGGAAATGGCCCTGCGCCTCAAGACGGGAGAGGGTATATGAGTTTTCTCGATAAACTATTTGGCCGCGAAGTCCCAGACGTTCAAGCCCTTCAAGCCGACGTAGCCGTATCGGATCTATTCACGGTGTGGTGCCAATCAGACATTGGAAGGTACATAATCGGGCGGGCTGAACAGTACGAAGTCCAAGTCCTAAAAGACCTGGCCGGCGTTTCCCCGACCGACACGACGCGAATCATCGAACTTCAAAAAGAATCCATGATCCCCGGAAAGATTTTGGAATGGATCGAAGAGGCTATCGAACGCGGAGAAGTGGCAAGGTTCCAGCTATCTGAAATTGAAGAATAACATTGACTTTCATGCGGAAGTGTGCCAATGGATAAGATAGCAAAGATTGTGGATTTACTAAGGACATTGATACAGCAATGCTATACGGGGCACATAACAATCCACTTCAATAAAGGGTGCCTATGTAAGATCGAAAAAAGAGAAACACTAAGCATCTAAACGGCCTCTTGCAGACCGAAAGGTAACTGAAAGCCGCTACTTCCGAGAAATCGGGGCAGCGGCTTTTTTTATTAACACAACAACCAAAGGAAAAACGCGAATGGAAGCTATCGTAACAGACGCCCCCCAAAGCGATGTAAAGACCAAGCACGACACGGATTATGAGGCCCTTCTGGCAAGACGGCAAGCGGAACAGGTCAAGACCGAACCAGAACCTGAACCTGAGCCCATCGTAGAGCCCGAAGAGTTGACCATCGACCTTGTGGACGCCAAAGGCAACACCATAAAAGTCCCGGCGTCAGCTCGTTACCGAGCCAAGATCGACGGTCAAGAAGTTGAGGTTCCGTTCGACAAGATCACCAGGAGCTACCAAGTTGGCGCTGCTGCCGATCAAAGGTTAGAGCGGGCCACGAAAAAAGAGCGTGAGGTTGAAGCCAGAGAAAAAGAAATCAATGAAAGGCGCAAGTCGTTAACGGCCCAAGAAGAATCGATGGCTGAAAAAATGAAGGCCAAAGACGAGCAGGCCGGAAAGCAAGTCAAGACGGATGACACCTATCTTGCCCTTGCCGGTAAAATGATCGAAGCGCTGACAGACGAGAATAACGCCGATAAGGCTCTGGCAGAAGTCCTAAGGGGCCTCACGCCCCAACAGGCGGTCAATTACGAAGAGATCGCCGCCAAAGCCAAACAGGAAGCCCTCGCCGAAATCGATAAGCGCGAACAAGAGCGCGAATCAAAGGCAGCGCAGGCCAAAGCAGCGGAACGGGCCAAAAAGGCATCAGAGGCCAACCAGCGGTTTGCGAACGAATACAGCGATGTTATCGAGGATTCGTTCTACTACGACGCCGCAAAAGACCTCGCCAAGAAAAAATGGCAGGCCCGCCCCGATGCCGATCCCTGGGAAATCGCAAGCGAAGTGGGAAATGAGGTTCGTAAAAAGATGCCCGCAAAGGCCAAAGAAGAACCGAAGCCCAATCCCAAGCCGGCTCCTATCCCCAGAGTTGCCACCGGAAGGGCCAGCATCGGAAAAGACCCTGAACCAGTAACCAGAGAATCAACCATCAAAGAAATGAAAAAACAACGGGGACAACCCGTCTAAGGAGATAGGCCATGACTCAACTTTGGAGCGTAAACAGCTTGGGCGGATATATGTATTCCGACAACCTGAGCAAAGAACTTCGCATGGGTGTCGCGCCCGCCGTGCGCTTTCGCCAATTCGCAGACATCAAAGACCCGGAGCATCAGAGCCGGCACAAAGGCGCCACCTTCCACTGGAACGTGTTTTCCACCCTGACCGCAGACAGCGGGTCCACCACGCGGACCTTGACCGAAACCAACACCATGCCCAAGGGTCGTTACACGATCACCCAAGGGACCATGACGATCACCGAGCACGGCATCGAGGCCCCCTACACCGGCCTTCTGGACGACCTGTCCGAGCAGCCCGTCAAAGAGATCATCCACAACGTCCTCAAGCGCGACTGCAAAGAAGCCCTGGACCGTGCCGCGGCCGCCGAGTTCAACAAGACCCCGCTTCGGGTGTGCCCAACTTCCGGCACCGATACGTCCGCAGTGACCCTGACTACCAACAGCGTTTGCACGCTCACCAACACCATTGCCCTGGGCAACCTTCATGTTAAGTCCATTGTGGACCTCATGAAGGAAAGAAACATCCCGGCCTATACCGATGACGACTATTACTGCATCGCGTGGCCGACCACTTTCCGCGCCTTCAAGGACGACCTGGAATCCATCAAGCAGTACACCGACACCGGGTTCGGGCACATCATGCGCGGCGAGATCGGCCGTTATGAAAACTGCCGGTTTGTTGAGCAGACCAACGTCGCCAAGACCGCTATGGGCACGGCCGCCGCTGCCTGGGCACAGGCCAAGTCGAACTGGGCCTTTTTCTTCGGCTCCGATACCGTGGCCGAGGCCGTGGCGGTTCCCGAAGAAATCCGCGGCAAACTCCCTGGCGATTACGGTCGCGACAAGGGCGTCGCCTGGTACTATTTGGGCGGCTTTGGGATTTCCCACACGGACGTTGATCAAGCCCGCATCATTATGTGGGACTCGGCCGCTTAGTCCTTAACAACGATATGGGGCTGAAAGGCCCCCAAGGAGATAAAACATGAGCAGCTACGCAGATCCTAAATATGGTGTCTCCCATCAGCACATGCTGACCGGAAACGACGCCACCACCATGCTTTTTACCCCCCAGGCTGGAACGGGCGCGGAAACCAAGACCCACACCACGACTTGTGATCCGTGGGCTCCCGGGCGCGCCATTACGCTGAAGAAGATTCAGTACCAGGTCAAGACCGCTGCCACCGGCACCGGGAATTCTCTCGCCCTGGACATCTACAGCGGGACCACTTCGGTAGGCAGCCTTGCCGTTTCTACAACGGCAGCGCTTGGTATTGTCCAGTCTTCTGCCGATCTTGATGTGGCCGTGGCAGCTACCAGCTACATTCGGGTCCTCGCCAAATCCACCACGACAGCCAGCGCTGCGAACGCGGCCACCGGGCAAATCGGTATCACCTATCAGGAGACGTTCAGTTAATGTGGAGCCCTGAAAAGTCGCAAGGGTACGAAGTCAGAAAAGTTCGGGACAGGGTTGCATCCTATCTTCGAGGGGTGATTCTCGACGTAGGTTGTGGCCCTGAAAAGGTTTGTGTTGAGGCCATCGGCATTGATTATATGTCAAAAGCGGCCAATATTCAATGCGACCTGACCCATCCTGAGTCCTTGCGGCTTTTCGGCTCAAACAGCGCTGACGTTGTGTTCTCTTCGCATTTCCTTGAGGACTGCATTGATTACGTGGGTATGCTCCACGAGTTCTTTAGGATTTGCAAGCCTGGTGGCCACATCATTCTGTATCTACCCCACAAGGATTTATATCCGAACGTGGGACAAGAAGGGGCCAACCAGAATCACAAGCATGACTTTATACCATCGGATATTATCGATGCAATGCCCGGGGTGTTTCTCGTCAAACGGTCTGTTGTTCATGATGAAAACGACGAGTATTCCTTTGAGTTGATCGTTGAAAAGGTTTCCGATCTTGCGCCGATGAGACTGCCGTATTCCATCAAAGAGTACGGCAGGGCGAATACCGTTGTTGTCGTAAGGTACGGCGGGTTCGGTGACATGGTGATAGCGGCCCCAATCTTTAAAAGACTCAAAGAACAGGGGAAATACGTTATCGCCAATGTTTCGGCGGATTCAAAATTCGTTCTTGATGGAAACCCGTACATTGACGAGTTTTTGATTCAAAGCCGGTACACCATCCCGTCAACTCAACTCAAAGAATACTTTGAGGTTCTCAGCCAGCAATACGGGCAGGTCATCAATCTATGCGAAAGCATGGAAAGAACCCTGCTTGTAGAGCGCGAAAAAGACCCAGACCTGTTCTATCTTCCCCACGAGGAACGCCACAAAAGGTTCAACCGGAACTATTCCGAAGCAACCATGGAGCTCGCCGGGTTAAGCGGTGGAGCCAAGCCAGAGCTTTATTTGACCCAGACCGAGGAAGTCCTTTGCAATGTGTTCAAGCAGAAACATAGGGGCTTTTTCAACGTCATGTTTCAAGTATCGGGGTCTTCTTGGCACAAACTTTATCCCCATGCGAGCGATGTAGTTGACGATCTGTTAGACGAGTTCAAGGACATGCAGGTTTTTTTGACGGGCGGGAGCAACGCCTCTTTATTGAACTGGACCCGGCCGAGGCTTCACAACCGGATCGGGCAATGGGACATGCGTCAGACGATGGTTTTAACTAAGTTCATGGACTGCGTAATCTCCCCTGAAACCGGAACGCTCAATGCTGCCGGCGCTTTCGATACCCCCAAGATCGGGCTATTGACCCACTCTTCGAAAGAGAACCTGACCAAGTATTTCACAAACGATTATTCGATTCAATCCGATGCCCCCTGTAGCCCATGCCATAGGATGATTCACGAACTGCACGAATGTCCCCTGGACGATGTTTTTGGTCTTCCGGTGTGCATGTCAAAGTTTATGGACCCTGAAAAAATCAAGAACGCGGTAAGAGAAATCTACCGAAAAAGGAGTTAATCATGGAAAACGTGAAAGAAGGTCTGAGCGAGAAAAAAGAGATCAAGGAAAGCGACAGCAAGTTCGGCATGACACGGGAAAACCCCGGTCAGATTCCGACCAAAAAGCCCGTCGAAAAGGCCTCAAAGGGCGGTAAGTCCTTTAAAATTTCGTAACCAAGGGCCGGGGGTGAATAGCCCCCGGCACAAAGGAGCTTATGGACGAAAAAGAAAAGGGCTACGTTCAAACGCCGATGTACGAAGAGCCCGACGATTTATACATCATGCCGGATTGGCCCCCCAAAGATCGGAGCCAGACCGCCGCCAACCATCGGCGCAGAACCGAAAGGGAGAAACGGGATGCGAACACTCGATAAATCAAAACCCTTTGGGGAAGTCTGTGGGGCTTCACAGTCCGGTGCAAGGTACGAGCAAGACGGCGTTTTGTTCGATGCGAAAGGCGAAGCCCTGAATGCGGTTGAGATCGTGATCCCCGAAGGGCTACCTCCCGGCCGGCCCCTGCTGCCGCCAGACGTTCCCGTATCCGAAGAGGAAACGGTGCTTTCGCGCTACCGGGCAGGGCTTTCGGTAAAGGAAATAGCCAAGGAAACCGGCATCCACCACAAAACCGTCGGGAAGATCATCAAGGATGCGAACGCTCAAACTGACATCGCCGTGGGATAAGTACGACTTTTCACGGTTAAAGGGTCCTGGAAAGTCCGTCTGTGTCGTTCGCTACGGGGCGTTTGGAGATATGATCCAAACGTCTTCGATTCTTCCGGCCTTAAAAGAGCAAGGGTATCATATCACGGTCAACGTGACCCCTTACGGCGAAAGGGTCATTCGTTCCGACCCGCATGTGGATTGCGTGTTCATCCAAGAAAACGATCAAGTCCCGAATCAAGGCCTCCCTCAGTATTGGGAAGCGCTATCAAAGCCTTTCGATAAGTTCGTCAACCTTTCAGAATCTATCGAAAGATCACTACTTGCGGTCGAAGGTGAAAAATCCTTTAACTGGCATCCAAAATTCAGGGACATGGTTATGGGCGTTGATTACCTGGACGCAACCCACGCGATAGCCGACTGTGAGAATTACCCTAAAAGACCCAAATTTTATCCGACTGACGGTGAAAAGAAGTGGGCAAAGGAATACCGGCGAAAATTCAAAGGTAAGGTCATAATGTGGGCGCTGTCTGGGTCGGCGGTCCACAAGTACTATCAGCGGATGGATGAGGTTATCGCCCGGTTGATGCTCAATACGGATGCCCCTATCGTCATGGTGGGGGATAAGTCCTGTATTCTCTTGGAGTCTGCATGGATCAACGAAAAAAGGGTCATTCGAAAATCGGGTAAATGGTCGATCAGGGAAACCCTTGCCTTCATGCAGCAGTGCGACGTTGTGGTGGGAACAGAAACCGGAGTCATGAACGGGGCATCCTTTGGGCCGATGAAAAAGGTTATCATGCTGTCCCATTCCTCGCCTAAAAATCTGGGCGGGAGTTGGAGAAATACCGCTGTTATCACTCCGAAGGATTGCCCCTGTTATCCGTGTCATGTTCTTCATTACGGGTGGTCAACCTGCCACTACGACAAAGAGACAGGCGGAGCGCTTTGCATGGCTAAAACAGATCCTAATGAAGTCTATCAAGCGGTCGTTGGCGGTTTATCCTAATAGCGGCGTCAGTGACGCCTTAAAGGAGATTTAAATGGCAAAAGATTTTAGCGGTCACTCGGCAGTTTTCGCGGAACTTTCAAAGTGTATCTTCGAGGCTGGAGCGTATAAAGCGGTAAAGTACATAAGCCCCAAGCTGACGGTAAAGGCAACTCGTAAAAGATTCAACGGCAAGGTGGACGGAAGAAACAGAATCGCTGAGGTATTGTTCACCATCGGAGCGCCAAACTACGCCGAAAGGGAATTTATAAAGGCCGCGTTGAAAGCGAAAGAGACATTCCCGGTTAAAAGGCCACAAATGAAATTTCAGAAAGACTAACCATGAGCAGCACCTTTTTAGAACTCTGTCAGTTGATGCGTCAAGAGTGCGGCGTTGGCGGGAGCGGGCCGCCCACTGTAACCGGGCAAACCGGGATGCTCGCTAAACTCGTTTCATGGGTAGCCGACGCCGATATCGATATTTGCACAAAGTATCTCGATTGGGGATTTCTCCATGCCGAGTTTTCACGTCCCACGGTCGCCGGCACAAAGGACGTTTCGGCCCCTTCTGACTTTGGCCTGTGGGATGAGGATAGTTTTTTCCTCAACTACACCACCAGCGCGTATCAAAAACTTTCCAAGTTGGATTACTTTGAATGGCGAAGCTCCTACCGAAACGGAGTCAAATCCAATCAAAAGCCCACAGAGATAATTATCAAGCCGAACAAAGACTTGATCCTTGAGCCGCCCCCTGACATCGAATACACCCTGACCGCGGACTATTACAAGACGGCAACCAAGATGACCGCCAACACCAGCGTTTCGTTGATTCCCACAAAGTTTGACCGCCTGATAATCGCAAGGGCTAAAATGTGGTACGCCGAGCACGAAAATGCCCCCGAAGTCATGCAGGGCGCAGTTGTCGAATATAAGGAACTGATGGGACGGCTTGAATCACTTTACCTCAGAGGCCAGGAGCCCAACACGATGGGACACTCTCACATGGTAATCGTGCCAGAATGACGAGCAACTATAATAATAACGACTATAAGAATTTAGTAGCATACTATCCCCTTCGTGGAGGGGAAGATCTTGTGTCTCCAACTCTTTCGGTAAAACCGGGAAGATTTAGGTTTTCCAGAAACTATGAATGCGACATCTCAGGTAGACCAAGAAGGATAGACGGCTACGAAAGATTCGACGGCCAGCCGAAACCTTCCGACGCTTCCTATTGGATTCTGAATTTTGACGCCGGCTGGACCGAAATCGAAGTTGACGACACGGTTGAAGGGGATACCTCCGGGGCTACCGGGAAAGTCCTCACTGTTGCCGTTGAGTCTGGGTCGTGGGCCGTGGGGGATGCTGTCGGGTATCTCATCCTTTACAATGTCACAGGGACTTTCGTAAACGACGAACCGATCCTTGTTTCAGCTTCAGCAGTTGCGACGACAAGCAGCGCCGCTTCCGAAAACGGTGCAGATAACGACACCGATAACGCGGCCTGGGCGCAAGCCGCTATCGAAGCGGCACGGTTAGATATTGCCGCCGTTCCGGGCTCCGGCAGTCTACTCGGGGCATGGCAATACAGCGGGGTCAAATACGCCTTCAGGAACAATGCCGGGGGGACAGCCGGCGCTATGTATAAGTCCTCTGCGGCTGGATGGGTTCTTTGCACGCTCGGTAGGAGTGTTGATTTTACCAGTGGGGGAACTACTGAAATCGTAGCCGGAAACACAGTCACGGGGGCAACGTCAGGCGCTACGGCGGTTGTCGGCAGGGTGATATTGACCAGCGGAACATGGGCCGGTGGTGACGCTGCTGGAAGGTTTATCTTCACAACCCAAACGGGGACACTGCAATCTGAAAATCTGAATGTCGGCGCCGTAACCAATCTTGCTACCATTGGAGGAAACTCAACCGCCAACGCCCTGCCCTTGGGTGGTCGGTACGAATTTGAGAACTATAATTTCGGTGGCCATTCCAACACCAGAAGAATGTACGCCTGCAATGGAGTTGGAACCGCTTTTGAATGGGACGGGACTGTTTTTGTTCCTATCATTACCGGGATGACCACCGATACACCCAAGCATTTGAAATGCCATAAGGGGCATTTATTCCTGATATTTTCAGGCGGCTCGATTCAGCACAGTTCTTTCCTCGATCCCTACGAGTGGAGCGCGATTACGGGGGCGGCAGAGCTTGCAATCGGTGACGAAGGTGTAGGTATGGCGGTTATACCGGGAGATGTTCTGGCGATCTTCGGGAGAAACTCCACTAAACTGCTTTACGGAACGACCATTGACGATTGGGATTTGCGGACCCACTCAAACGAATCCGGGGCCATTGAATGGACTATCCAGAGGATCGGCGGGAATGTAGTCTATCTTGATGATAGGGGGATCACCACCCTTTCAGCCACCGATACCTATGGGGATTTTGATTCAAACACAATCTCAACCGATGTCCAGCCGTTCCTTAATTCAATGCGTGGGCTTGAGATCGCGTCGGTAAAGGTTAGAAAAAAGAACCAATACAGGCTGTTTTTCACAGACGGCCATGTTCTTATTCTTACCATCAACGGAGATACAATCGTAGGCTACACCAGGGCATATTATGATGACCCGGTGGCTTGTTGTTGTTCGGTGGAAGACACCAGCGGAAACGAAGAGTTGTTCTTCGGGTCAACCGATGGGTTCGTCTACCAGATGGATAAAGGGACTTCGTTCGACGGCGGGGCGATAGAAAGCTATCTGAAGGTCCACGCCAATCATTTAAAAACCCCGACCTATAAAAAGAGGTTCAGGAAGCTGACCGTAGAACTTGACGCTCCGAACAATATCACGTTGAGCGTTAGTCCTGATTATTCCTACGGTACCGATGAAAGCCCTTCAGGACAAGATTTGTCTATCGCCGCTTCCGGTGGTAGTTGGGACATCGATGCGTGGGAGTCTTTTGTTTGGGACGGTCCGTCTGTTTCGACAGGAGAAGCAAGGATTGACGGAAGCGGACTAAGTATTGGATTGGACTTTTATCATACCGGAATTTACGATTCGCCCCATACCATCCAAGGGGTAATTGTTCACTATGATGTAAGGGGGTTGAACAGATGATGAAAAGATATGTCGCCATAATTGCAGCCGTCTTAATTGTTCTTTCAGGGTATGCCATCGGAAGTGATTATTTCGATTATAGCGACGGCAGATTGACAGCCGGAACGACCGCAAGGTCCGGCCAGTTGAATACTATTTTCGACGAGATAGACACCGGGCTTGCAAAGCTTCCGTCAGAGACACGATTAAAGCGCGGCACGGTAAACTATGCCGAAGACACCGGAGCCGCAGACGCTTATGTCGTGTCTCTGACATACGCCCCCACTTCGTACACAGACGGCATGGAAGTGATCTTCAAGGCTTCAGCCGTAAACACCGGGGCTTCTACGATCAATGTAAACGCCCTTGGGATCAAGGCCATCCGAAGAGGCGACGGCGGGGTATTGTCTGCCGGTGACATCCCAGAGAGCAAAATCGTCGTTCTGCGGTTCAATTCTACATCTGATTATTTTGAGATTCAAGGAGGCCTGATCGGTTCTGGCACCGGTACCATGGCCTCTCAGAACGCAAGCGCGGTTGCTATCACGGGAGGATCTATTGCAGGGATTACGGACCTTGCGGTGGACGATGGCGGGACCGGGGCGTCTACGGCTTCAGGCGCACTTTCTAATCTTGGTCTTACAGCAAACGCTTCCGAAGTCAACGCGACGTGTGACGGCAACACGGCCACGGCAGCAGAAATTACGCAAGTTTGCGACGGCAACACGGCCACGGCAGCAGAGTTATCAGAGCTCCATTCTCAGGGTGCCGTTGCCGCCGACTTTGCCAAACTGCATGCAGTTGCGGGAACTGCCATAGCCGATACGACCTCGACTCAAACGCTATCGTCAAAAACGCTTACAAGCCCGGTTTTAAATACAGGAGTTTCCGGCACGGCCGTACTTGACGAAGACGCCATGACCTCAAACTCAGCCACGCGGCTTGCCACTCAGCAGAGTATTAAGGCGTATGTCGATTCGCAAAGAGAGAATACATCTTTTTTGGCGGGTGGCGACCTAACCGGAACCGTCTATATAGCGCGATCTGGGAAGATAGTTTCCATGACATGGGGGCATCTAACGCACAGCAGTTCTAACAATCCGTCAAGCGCAGCAGGCGTCATACCTGCTGCGTATAGGCCGGTTGCATCATGCGATAGCGTTTACACAGCGTACAGCTTTGGGACAGCTTTGATCGTTGTCTTCACCAGCGGGGCATTTGAGTTTGAGTACATTGATTGGGACGGGTCTTTATTCACGGCAACCGGAACTGGCCCTGGGACAGTTTCTTGGGTTATCCCCTAAAACCCAAACCTAAGTCCGATGGAATAATTATGAGCAGCCGTAACACCCTCAGCCCCTATCCAAACATACTGCCAAGCCGATCTATATTTCGGAGAGAGCATGGCGCTGATCGCGGTATGAAGGATAAGGGTGGACGCAAAGTAAAGATGGACATCGGACTCTTCGGGATACTCACCGATAACGATACCGGCAAGACCGGATTCGTAGTATTCCCCGTTGCTTTTGGAAATATCGACAGTTTGCGCCCAGTCCGCGATATGCAACGCGGTATAAGTGACCTGGCGGGCGGTATCGGCCTTAGTCCATCCTTCGAACGGAACGGACGCACAGCCGACCATGAGAACGATGCACAACGCACCGGCAGCTTTCAGAAACTCGTGGATGGCATCGCGGATCAACTGAGCTACCGACGATCCTCTTTTTTCGGAAAGGCTCTGAAGTGCCAAAAGAAAAGATTTCGGGATAAACATGCTGAATCTAATGGCGTTTTTCATGGCTATAATCCTTTCGTTGGGTTGAGTTGTGATATGATAGGCATACATCAGGCATACTGTCAAGAGGAAAAGGTGAAATAATGGCCGACGAATTGTTTAAGACCGCAGACCTGACCGCGCTACAACCAGAGACCACGGCCAGCACTGACTATCAGGTGCAATCGGCCATCACTCCAGCGCAGACCGGGTTATTTTCCACAGCGCCGGCGACATCGGAAACCACGACAGCGGCAACGACGGCTCCCGCGCAAGAATCGGGGCTATTATCTGACGCCCAAGCTGCTGAGACGACAACCGCGTCGCAGACGCAAGCCGACACGGTAGCGCAGCAACTCAACGCGCTGCTGGAAACAAATAACCCCTATCTGGTTGCTGCAAGGGAAAGCTCGCAAAGAGCATCGGCTTCAAGGGGTCTTCAAAACTCGTCTATCGCCGCGACCGCTGGCGAAAAGGCCGCTATCGAATCAGCCCTGCCAATAGCGACCCAAGACGCGAGTTATTACCAGCAGCAAGGGCTAAATGAGCAAACCACAGCAAACCAGAAAGAGCTTTACCAGACGCAAGGCGATATTTCTTCGCAGCTTTCGGCACAAGAGCATGCACAAGCTCTAGAGACTCAGGCGATAGAAATGGAGTGGAATAAGCTTGATCTACAACAAAGGATCGATCTCGAATACGACCAGATGGAAGAGACTGCCAAGGAGAACTTCAACACGCTGGTAAACCAGATTGGCGAAGATTACATGAATGACTTCATGGAACTGGCGGTCAACCCTAACTTCGATACGGATGCAGATAGACAAAAAGCTATTGATATTCTCACCGAGACATACAACCAGCGATATCAGATGGCCGCAGAACTCGCGGGGTATGAATTAGAATGGGAAACGCCGACCACAGAGTACGATGTTAACGAACCAACGCAAGCCGGCGAGTTTGATCCTCCAGGTACATGGAGCAATATTAGTCCCGGGGATGATGGGTATGTTCTAGGTGGTTCATATGTAGATGGTGAAGGCAACGTGTTCGATTCAAATGGTAGCTATCTTGGAAACCAAGATACGCAACAAACCGGAAATGTAAATCTAGTATGAAAGCACAATACATAGACAACCCATATCCTGTTTGGGATAAAATCAAGACCTTCATGGAAGACGATAATGGAGGTTTAAGAACCTATGATATTTGTGTGGGAGTCTTTGACGGCAAAGAAATGGCCGGGGCGTTCTCCATCCGAAAGTGGACCGAGCAATGCTATGAAATCCACGGCGGTGTCCATCCTGAGTATTGGGGGAAGGGTTTCGACGTTTGCGATTGTCTTGGCCGTGCGCTGTTCTCTGGCACTCCCTGCTTAAAGATCGTCGCTATCATACCAGAGTTTAACCGCTTGATGAGGCAATGCCTTTTGCAATGCGGTTTAAAAGAGGAAGGCAGAATAGAAAGAGCTTTTTTGAAAAGAATGAAACTTCACGATTTACTTGTTTTTGGCATCTGTAAAAGCGATATGCCGGAAAGGAAATGGTATGGCACCAGTAGCAGTTGGCGCAGCGGTAGCAGGGGCCATAGGGGCCTCAGCGGCCACAGCAGCGGTTATCACGGCGGCGGTCACAGCAGCGTACATTGGAGCGGCGGTGGGCTTTGCGGCAAGCATCATAACGGGCGGAGACCCGTTGAAGGGTGCTTTAACCGGAGCTGTCACAGGAGCCGTAGCCGGTGGCATCGGTGGTGCTCTTTCGGTAGCGACAACACCCGCTGCCGCTGGAGTAGCTGGAACCGAAGCAGGTGTAGCCACGGCAGGGGTTCAAAGCACTGAAGGGCTTATGGCCCTTGAGGGCGCAGCAGCCGGAACCGCTTCGCAGGCAGGGCCGACTATCGCCGCTTCCGGTGGAACCGCTGCCGGGGCCGTGGGCGCAGCGAACACGGTAGCCCCCACCGTTGCCCAGGCTCCCCAATCTGGAGGGCTTTTTGACGGTGCCGCAAGCTGGATCAACAAAAATCCAGAAATGGCAAAGATTGCAGGGCAAGGCATCGGCGGTGCGGCTAAATCGATGCTGGACGCCCGGACTTCCCAAAAGGAAATCGACGCCCTTATGGAAAGGGACCGGCTCGGAAGAGACGCCATCAAAATTAAGGGCCTTACAAATATTCAATTGAAGACCACGCTGCCGACGATTAGCGGCTTTACTTCTACGCCATCTTGGCGTAATAAAACAGGAGTGGGGTTATTCGATGAAACCGAAACCGCAGCAGCCTAAAGAGAAGTCAAATCCTACCCAGGACCGATACAATATCTTCGTGTCTCAGGGCATTTTGATGGCCTCCAAGATCGCCCCGACCATCGCAGGGAAAGCCAGTGTTGACACTCTTGGGAACGCTCTATTTGGGATCGTGACCAAGGTAGAAGACGGCGGGCTCAAGCACGGCGTCAAGTTCGATTTGAACCTGATGATGAAAGGCTCACAGGAGATTCTGGCTTTTCTCATCGACCGAACCGGAGTTGACGTTGAGCAGATGGGCGAAGAGGGTATTAAGTCCGTTGTCGGGATCGCGGTAGGAAAATACCTTCAGTCCGCAATCAAGTCGGGAAAGATGACCGAACAGCAAGTCATTGAACTGGCGCAACAGGCCCAAGCCCAAGCCCCGGAAGAATCGCCCCACGAAGACGAAGGGTTGATGGCACCACCGGCGCAAGCGCCCCCCGATCAGATGGAGGTTCAAAATGGTTGATTTCCTTTCTGGGTTATTGGGTGGTGTGGCTGGTGGCGGTCAAGCCGTTGCGGAGATTGGTGACGACAAAATCCATGAGCTTGCCAGGCACCTTGAAATGAAGGCCATGGCCGAGATCAATCAAAAAACAGATGAGCGGCGGTTCGGGTACGACAAAGAGCTTCAGGGCGAACGTCAGACCTTTGAAGCGGGCCAGAACAAGGAAAAAAGAGACTTCGATAAGGGGCTTTTTGGCGACGAGATAAAATTCAAGGAAACCCAAGCCGCCGCTGATAGGGCGTCAGCCGAAGGGATGGCAGGGGCGAGAAACGCAATGACCGAAAGACTCGCCAAGATGGAAAACGATCTTCAGGCCGAAAAGAACAAGGCCGACAAAGACGACGCCTACGCAAGAAACCTTCAGGCCAGAATTAAGGCTATAGAGGAATCCAGGAAAATAACAGAGATGGGCGGTTCAATTGACGAGATCAACGCCCCCCTGGAAGCAGCCGGGCTACCAACCATGGAAGAATATGAAATGGTCCCAGGCAAAAAAGGGCTATTTTCTGACGAGCCCCCCGTTACAGGGATGCGCCGCAAGGGGTCTGGTTTGCCTACTTCGCTTTCCGGCGCCCCGAAAGCTGGAACGGTGGATAGTGGATACAAATTCAAGGGCGGCGACCCGGCAGACCCAAAAAATTGGGAGAAGATTTAAATGATGCCTTGGGAAAAGTATTCTGCTACCCCCGATGGGCCGTGGGCAAAATACGGATCACCGGAACCGCCGAGCGCCGAGGAAGGGTCCAAGCCGGATAATCCAGACTTTAGTCTTGGGCGCCTTGGAAAGCAGATGTACCGTAACGCAGCACAAGGCGTTGCTGATGTCGCAAGAGCCACCGGAGCAGCCCGCAGAACCGATGCAGCCGGAATAGAAACCAAGGGCCGTTACGAAGAAAGCGTCCCAACCCAGGGCCTTTTTGAAACCCGCGAGCAAGTAGGAGATGCATTTGAACGTGGCGAACTTTCAAGGGGAGACGCCGAACAAATCCTCAAAACAGGCTTTAAATTCCAACCATCCCAACAGACCACAGCCCATGCCGAAGAGACCAGGGAAAAAGCCAAGCCGTGGGAAGCGTTAGCGGCGTCCATGCCTGAACCGCTTGGGGGATCTCCAGATGGGCTACTTGGCATTGTAGAGCAAGCCGCAGGCGGCATGGCTCGCTTTGCTCCGTCAATGGCCGTTAGCGCCTTGAATCTCCCCGCTGGCACAGCTCTGACATTCAGCCAGCTTCACGGTTCAAAATTTGATGAACTGAAAAAGAAAGGCGTTGACGACCAGCGGGCAAACGAAGCCGCCATGATCAGTGCCGCCATAATGACGCCGATTGAGCAGGCCGGAACAGTAGTTGAGTTGGGCGCGCTAAAAAACCTGTTCAAGTCAAGCGCTAAGGGGTTCGGCGCTAAGGCAAGGCAGTTCGTAGGCGCTCTGTTAAAGAGCAGCGCGGCAGAAGGCATTGAGGAATACCTTCAGCAGTACCCTGACGAGATTTCAACTCTGTGGGCGACAAATCCAGATAAGCCCCCGGCAGAACTTGCGAACCTTGTTATTCAAGAATTGCCGAGGATTAAAGAAGAGGCCAAGCAATCCGCAGTCGTTGGCGCGGTAGGCGGGGCTATGATGGCTGGTGCTGGTCAAGTGGCGTCTACCCCATTCAAGGGCAAGGCTGAAGAGATAGAATCTCAGCCCACCTTTGACGGTAAAGTACAAGTAGCCCAGGACCAAGCCGCCCAGGATACAGCGCCCACGCCATTACAGAAAATAAAAGACAACGCGGCCAACCGGTTGACGCCCCCCGACATCAAGGTATTGCCACCTGGCCAAAAACTCATGGACCCGATGTCACCCAACAGCGAGACGGTTAAATTCCCGCGACAGACCAAAGCCGACCGGGATGCGATTGCATCAGAATTTCAAGCATCGAACAAGGCCGCGGCCGAACGCGCAAAGCAGCAGCAAAATCAAGTCGGAATGCAAACGATCCTTCAACGGGTCGCTGAAAACCGGAGAAAGAACCAAGAGAAACTTGACGCTGTTGACCGCGTAGGTCTTACCCAACAGGAACGCCAAAAGTCTATTGAGGCCGCCGACCGTGCCGAGCAAATGGCCGCAGAGGTCGAAAAGGTCAAGCAATCGTTCACCGGCAAAAAGCCCCCGCAACTGCAAAATATTGCTGATGCCGTGGTTGAGGAAGCGCCCGCTGCGCCCGCCAGAGTCGAACCTGAGATTGACCAGGCCCCCGTTGGGCAGCCTCCCGTTGACCGGCAAAAGCAACAACAGGAAGTTGAGTTGCTTGCCGACATCTTGGCAAGTTCTGAAGACAAGGCAGCACGTCAAGCCATAGCCGCAGAAATGAAACGCAGGTTCAAGCCCGCTTTCGTTCCCGGTTCATCCGATCCTTCCGGCTACCAATACAAACCAAGTACACAAGAGGCCCTGCGCTCGAGTGGTGAGCAGCAAGTTGAGCCCACCACCGGACAGGGTGTAATCGAGTCTCACCCCCCTGCCGACCCCTCCCGGCAGGTACAGCCTTCCCCGGCGCAGCCTGCCTCCTCCCAGGTTGACGCCGGGGAAGGCACCCCTAAAGCCGATCTGCCAAGTGTAGAAGCGGTAACGAACTCGTCAGAGATGGCGAGTTCAGCCCCCATCAACCAAAACGGCAAATCAGGCCGCCGAGCAATAGTTTCTTCCCCTGGTGGCGAACCGTCCGTAATAGCAGACAACCGCAAGCCAGCGATAGGTGAAAAGATAGAGGAACGGCGCAACGGCGATGACGAATACCTTAACAGCCTTCAGCCAAGCCAACGAGCTTCGGTAATGAGAATCCCAACAGAAACCCGACAAGCCATGCAGTCCGAATCAGCCAAGCACAACGCAAAGTTGATCGGCTACGAAAATGGAAAGTATTGGCTGCACGATAACGAGACTGGATCAAGCGGGAATCTGGTTGATTCAGTTGACCAGATAGCTGGAAAGATTGCTGAGAATCGTGAGGCTTTTAGGTCGGTTCAAGGGCAGCAAGTTAAGGCAACGCCCCCAACCTTAACCGAGCCGAGCGGTAAGGAAAGCCCCGTTCAGCAACCGGCACCCGTTCAGGAAAGGCGAACAGCGCCGGAAGGTGAACAGAATACGAGCGCAACGAACCAGAAGGGCAAGGATGACAAGCCCATCTTTTCGCGGAGAAACCAGCAGACAGAAAGCCTCAAGGAGTTCTCGGGCCGCATAAAAGAAGATTTGGGGTTAAGTCAATTCGATGTCTACGAAAGGAATAATGGAGACATCGAGCTAAGTCTCCTGGTGGTTCCGAAAGGTGAAAGAAAAAAAGGTAAGGGATCGGACGCCGTTCGTGCTCTGGCCGAATACGCCGATATTGCAGGCAAAAGGATATTCGTTAACCCGGCACAGAAAGACGACGCGCACGGCACTACGTCCCACGCTCGCTTACTCAGGTTTTATAGTAGGTTCGGCTTTGTCAGAAACACCGGGCGAAATAAAGATTTTACGTTACCTCCGGGCATGTATCGTAACCCGAGAGTGCCGCTATTCCAGAAGCGCACCCCCCAAGAGCACGGCACCCAAAAAGCCAAAGACATAACCCGCAAAATAAACCGCGTGACATCCGCATGGCAGAACGCACCAACGGTCGAAGTAGTCCAATCCCAATCCGACCTGCCCGGCGACATCCTCAACCACTTAAAAGCCATCGGCGCGGAAACCGACGTAGTTGACGGCACCTTCTACCAAGGAACTGTTTACCTCGTAGCGGATAACCTCGCTTCCGAAAAGGCCGCAATTCAAACGCTACTCCACGAATCCTTCGGACATTACGGGCTTCGGGAACTTTTAGGCCCTCGCTTCGGCCAGATTTTACGGCAAGTCTACAACTCTAAAAAGTCAGAGATTGACGCGATAGGCAAAGAGTATGGCTTTGACACGCGCAGGGCTAACGGCCAAGCCCTTGCCGCCGATGAGTGGCTTTCCCGGCATGTTTCGGAGAACGAGCAATCTACTTGGATCGACAAGATCATCTCTGCCATCCGGTCATTTGTTCGAAGGATTGCTCCGAATCTCAAATTTTCAGATGCCGAAATAAGGAACCTTCTTGACGCTGCCCGGTCCCGCGTAGTGGGAACCTCCCCCTCCTTGGCCGGCGCGGGATCGGGGGCGTTATCCCCTATTGACCTTTCCGCCGAAAATGCCTTAAATCAGCCTGTGACCTCCAAGCGCGGGGCGGGCATAACCACCGAGAATCAACCCGAGAAGCCCGAAGGTGGGAAAATCAAAAGGCTGTCAATCGTAGACGAAGCCACGCTGGACAACTTCATAGACCACATAGAGAAAGACAAAACCGGGGGTTCTATTGGGATTCGCGGAATATATCGCCATGAGGTCGGCAAGAAAAAACTAAAGCGATCCCTTGATTCTGTTGAAATGCCTGATGGAACAACAAGGAAAGGGTGGTTGTCGGGAACGTCTGTTATTGAGATCGCTGGAGATTGGGATAGCATACCAAAAGATTTGTTGATTGAAAATCTCCGCAAGGCTTGGGATAGGGTCCAAAAATATGGCGACAGTGGGTTTGCTATAGTTAGCGGAGACTTGCGTAAAAACGAAATTAGTAACGATATAGGCGAAGCCGTATTCGGAAATGCAAGAGTTATCGCATATATTGACTCGGTGGATGTCAGCAAACTTTCCGACCCTAACCCCACAAGCCAACCGGGCAAGGCATACAATCCGAGGGGGAACAAATCAGCTATAGAAATGCGGGAAAGCGACCCGAACGGGAGCCTCGCAAACTACGACGACCAAAGCAAAAAGGAATGGCTTGCGGCACCACCCCCGGCAAATGGAAAACTAAAACTATACAGGGCGACACCAGAGGGCGCACCAATTAAGCCTGGTGATTATGTTACAAATTCTAAACAGTACGCGCTTGACCATATAAAAAACAACCTGGGCGGAAAAGGCAAAATAGCCGAAATAGATGCCACCCTCGATGATATCTATCCCGCTGATGGCCCAAAGGAATTTTGGTATGCCCCTGCATCTCTCATAGACTCAAGCCAACCGGGCAAGGTTGGCACTGAACTATCCTCGACGACGGCCACCGGCTCCATCACCCCCCGCCAAGTCCAGAAAGCCTTCGAGCAAAAAGGCTTTAAAACCGAACGGATAGGGAACCTGATCCGCGTCAAAACCCCCTCTGGCAACCTTTACGTTGACGTTACCGATATGGTCGTAGAAAACGACGCCGAAGCCATCAAGATCGGTTACGGTCGTTCCGCGGACCCCGGCGAGAAGGTGGCGGGCTCCTATCAGAACTTCGACGGCACCGGAACCATCCGGCTTAAACGAAACCTTGCCGACGAATACACCCTATCCCATGAAACCTTTCACCATCTCAAGGCCGCTGGAATCTTCAACCCCCTTGAGCTTGCCACGCTCAAGAAAGCAGCAGGTCCGGGCGAAGAAGCGCAGGCCCGATGGATCGAAGGGAAGCTCCGTGAGCGCGGGAGTGAAAAAGGGATCATCGCCCGGTTGATTCAGAAGGTGGCCGATTGGCTGGATGCCTTTGCTAATCTGGTGGCGGTGACCGAGCGTGGGATTGTTCGTGGGATGGAGAGCGGCGAGTTTTTGGGCCGGGAATCTTATCTGGGTGAGGATTTGACGGAAGAAGGCGGGTTGGCCGAAGCGGGCCGCAAGCTTGACACGGATGCCGAAAATGCCTTAAATCAGCCTGTGACCTCCAAGCGCGGGGCGGGCGACATAGCCACCAAAGAAACTCCGCAAGGCCCGAAGGGTGGGAAATACGAAGACATCAGATCCCAACTCAATGGCATGTCTAAGGACGACTTCGACAAGACCGAACAGCGGGTAGGTAGCAACTTAAAAGAGGCTTTAAGCCGGGTTGTCTACGCTGAAGAGGACTACCGACTTCCGAATCTTGGCAACATGATCCCGCCCGATAGGATGACCCCGCAACTCAAAAGCAAGTCCAAGAGGGTCAAGATTTACAGGGCGGTTGAGGGGCAATTCAATTCCGTTCGTCCCGGAGATTGGGTGACCCTTACAAGGTCGTATGCCAAGGGTCACACTCAGGGCAGAAGCGGCGCAAAGATTCTTGAACTTGAAGTCCCGCGAGAGGATGTGGTTTGGGCCGGAACTGATGAAAACGAGTTCTTCTATGCCCCCAAGGAACTTGCGAGACCGAACGCTAAAAGCACGTTTGATGGTATCACAGAGGCGCTTGAATCTATCCCTAACCCCACAAGCCAACCGGGCAAGGTTGGCACTGAACCAACCCGCTATTCCACCCTAACCCCCAAAGAACAAGGCGGCCACAAAGCCAATCTATCTGCCAAATACGATGAAGCCAGAGCCGCCATAGAGCGCCCATTAAACGATTTTATGTATTGGATAGTGGACAAAAACCACACCATCCAGGCGGTTCAGGAAAAACTCGATCTAGTCACAGAAGACATAGACCTTTTTCTGAAGGAAACCCAACGGCCTAAAGTAACCGCGTCCAGGGTCAAAGGCTTTTGGGACGAGCAAGCCAAGCCCTTCATGGTTGCCATTGCCAAATCAGGCAAGACCCTCAAGGCCTTTGAGGAATACGCCCACGCCAAACACGCCCCTGAAGCCAACATTGACGCAAGAGACAAGAACGCCAAGCGCTACCTTGACCAACTGATAGAAGCCCTGCCCGCCAAACTCACGCGAAGCCTACGCGCTGAAATGGCAGAGTTGACCGAAAAGAAACGCAAGTCCGCAAAGATCAAAGGCGTGTTCGGAGGTATCGGATTGACCCCCGAAGACAACTACAACTTCCTTCAGAAAGCATTTACCGACTTCGCAGCCGAAAAGGAAACACAGTCCTATCTCAAAAAGTGGGAATCCTTCACCGGCATGGACGAAACCAAGGATGATGTTGGGAAACTTTCCGGCATGTCAAACGCTGAAGCCATGGCGATCACGGCTAAAGCCGACCCTGAAATGGAATCCTTACGGAAGATGCTTTCCCAGATCAACGCAAACCGGATAGACCTTTTGTACGACGCTGGGTTGATCCCACAAGAAGAATACGAAGCCATTCAAGACAAGTTCAAGTTTTACGTTCCACTTCACCGTGAAGGATACGAGGATTCTTTATTCGGATCGTCCAGGGGCTTAAATCCCACCGGTAAGCCAATCAAGACGCGCGGAGGGTCCAAGCGGGCCGTGGTGGATATTGTTGGAAACTCAATCGCCTCATATGAAAAGGCAATCAACCTTGCCGAAAAAGCGCGGTCAACCAGAACCTTGAGGGATTTGGTCAAGGCCAATCCAGATCCGGAACTGTGGACCCTGAAAAAGGAAAAGAAATCCCCGCGCCTGGATCAATACGGAAACGTCAGAATGTACCCCGACCTTTTCAATATCGCGGACAACGAGTTTAGGTTCATGGCCGATCAGGAGCAATACATCCTTGAAGCGAACCGCGACAATAAAGACATGATGCTCATGATCCGAAATCTAAAGGCGGCCGACGCTCAACACGGACCTATTTTGAGTGCGCTGTCAAAGGCTAACCAGTGGCTTGCGCGGATCAATACGTCGTGGTCGCCTGAGTTTGTCATTTCCAACTTTGCCCGCGATATTCAAACCGCAGGGATCAACATTCAGGACACCGGGGTAAAAGGAAAAAGCATGCTCTCTGGCGCCGGGAAAGCCATTAAAGCGATTTGGAGAGTTGAGAAAGGCAAATCTAAGGGCGATCCACTGGAAGCGCTCTATGGACGGTTTAAGGACGCAGGCGGTAAAATCAGTTGGTCCGATGTTCACGGAAGCGTTGAAAAATTGGGCAAGAAAATATCCAGAGAGATCGAGATGCTTCAAGGAAAAAGACCATCCTTGAAAGCGTTCCGATCTTTTGTCGATACGGTTGAAGCTGCAAACACATCGATTGAAAACGGTATCAGGCTGCACGTATTTAAGCTCGCTACCGAACAGGGTTTATCTGATTCCAAGGCGGCGCAAATCGCTTCGGATATCACGGTAGATTTCACCAAGAAAGGCGCGGCTGGCCCCATTATTAACTCTCTTTATCTGTTTGCCAACGCCGGCATTCAGGGCTCTTACCGGATCATTCGGGCGGCATCGAAAAGTTCAGCGGTTCGCAAGTCTCTCGCTGGCGTTGTAGGGGCCGGGTTCACTATTGGTATGGCAAATATTCTTATGGGTGGGGTCGATGACGACGGCGAAGATTATTACAGCAAGATCGAGGACCACATCAAAGAGCGCAACGCTATCTTCATGATTCCAGGGACCAAGGGAAAATACGCCAAGATTCCTCTTCCATGGGGTTATAACCTTTTCTGGAATATCGGTAACGAAGCGGCGGCAGCCATTGCATCAAAGAACTATAAGCCGCTTCAAGGAGCAGCAAGATTGGCCTCGACTTTCGCCAATGCATTTAACCCGCTTCAATCTGGTACTCTATTGCAAACCCTGGCTCCCACGATTGCCGATCCTTTCGCCATGGTAGCCGAAAACAAGAACTGGTTCGGCGGGCCTTTGATGCCGGAAAAGAACGTCTTTGATAAGACCCCTGACCCTGATTCCGAGCGTTACTGGAAGTCGGCAAGAAAGCCTTCGGTGTGGGTCGCCTCAATGCTAAATAGGATGACTGGAGGTGATAAAGTCAAAAAGGGCGCTATCGATGTTTCGCCTGAAACGCTTGACTTGGTAATCGATACCGCTGGCGGGTCAATGCTCAGATTCTTTACGGACATCGGGGCGGTCGCGTCAAGGTCGGTAGGCGGCGAGGAAGTCGAACTTCAAAGAGTTCCTTTCGTCCGAAGGGTCTTTGGCGAAAAGTCAGAATGGGCCGATAGGACTCAGTACTTTAGAAACCTTGAGGATGTTTTGACAGTCAAGGAACAGCTCGCCGCTTATGAAGGGACCAAATACCACAGATATATTTCAATGAGCACCAGGCCAGAGCAGGCGGTTATCGGAAACGCCAAACGCACTGAATACGCCCTGAAAAGATTGAAGAAAGATCGAAAAGCGGCAGAGGCCCAGGGCGATAAGGCCAGGGTAAAAGAAATCGACGCCAAGATTAAACGCCATTACATCGAATTTAATAAGAGATACAACGCCGAAAAAAGCAGATATTGATTGAAAAAAAATCAAAGATATTATAGCCTAACTCAAAGGAGCAAACGATGGCAACCCTTATAAAACAAGTAGTTCACAAGGTCAACGGCGAAACTCAGTACATTTCTCAGCAGTGGCAGTTTGCAGAGGACGGCGCGCAGGTATTGAGTGACAATATGGTGGGCGGGTATCTTTTCACCGTGCGAATCAAAGCCTCTGCCGATGATGCCGTTACCGTGGTTGTATCGGATGCCCTTGGTAATCTGGTAAATCACACCACGACAGCGGCTATCGCCGGGGAATTTGCGGCAATAGGCGACCGCTACACCACGAACAACGAATTGACCATAACCCTTTCAGCCATCGCTTCGGGCACGGTCGATGTGGAAATAGTTATTTCCAAGAAGTAACATAGCGTTCCATCGGCCTCTTACCGACTGGAATCAGTATCGGAAAGCCGCTACCCTTAAAGAGGTTAGCGGCTTTTTTGTTTAACCAAAAGAGGGTTTACTTAAATGAAAAAATGGATTGCCTTAATGGTATTGTTGGCGGCTTCGAGTGCTTTTGCTGCCCCCCCGTCGCCGCCGTTACCTCCAAAGATTACAGCGGCTCAGGTTGCATCTCCAAGCGGTGATACATCGTGGGTTATCGTGAACCCGGATGCGATCTACGATATAGCGGCAGCGGTTGCCGGGGAAGGTTCGATTGAAGTCCAGAACGAAGCCTTCAGCGTAGGCAACGCCTCCGGTGACGCGACCCACGCACCGTCTCAAGACTCTATGCACGATTGGGCAATCCAGTTCGATACTGACTTGGACGGTGACGTAGACGTAATTGACGCTACGGTATGGGCGACCAAGCAGGACGCCTCTACTGCCGCAACCGATACGGAGGTTTCAACGGCTGTTTCGGATCACGCGGCTTTAGCCGACCCGCACACCGGATACTTGCTTGAATCTCTTTTTAATGCCCATACTGTTGTTTACGCCACGACAGACAACACGCCGGCAGCTTTGACGGTTGACGAACAACGGGTGGTTGGAAGGGCGACGGGAGGTAATATCTCAGCCCTTACCTTGGGCAATGCCGCTACCAACGTGGCCCAATGGCCAGCCGATCCCGCAGCGCATACCCTGTTTGGATTCGACAATACCGGAAACATTTACCGACCGATTACGATAGGGACAGGTCTTTCCTACGACCAAGCCTCGAATACTATCACGGCTACTGGCTCGGCTCTCTCGGACCTTGACGACCTGCCAGGTGACTCGGTTGACGATAACCTGATTGACGCCGCGCTTTTAGCAAGCATCACAGCCACGCAGCTTGACCCTGTTTTGACCTTTGCAGACGGCGACCTGATTGACCTATCTGGAATCACGCACACAGGAGACGCCGACGAAGGGCTTGCGCTTCCCGCCTGGGCAAATGTCGTACCAACAAGCAACAAGAAGTTTCTCGCCGCTGACGGCAGCAACCTTAAACTATATAATGGTGGATGGGTGACTATCGGGGCTACAGCCGCACCGACCGACGCGCAATATCTCACCTTGGCCCTTGACGCTACGCTATCGGCTGAACGTGTTCTGACCGCTGGATCAGACGGTATAGACTTCACCGACGCAGGCGCAAATGGTGCTCTTACTATCACGGTGGATGCTACCGAAATCGGTACAGAGACATGGGGCGCTGGTGCTGGCATTACTTGGACGTTTGACGCTTCGGCGGGTACTGACCCAACAATAGCTTTCGGGAACGGTTCTATCACGGCCTCTGTCCTAACAGTGACAGGTGCTTTGACGGCTAACGGTGGAGTTACCCTACAAACCACCGACCACCTTACCCTTGGGACATCTCAATGGGATAACGGAGCCGATAAGATTGATGGTGAGCAGATCGCGGACGACACCATTGACGACGATTCTATTGACTTCTCAGACGTGACCCTTGCCGACTTCGTAACCCCGACAACTCAATACAACGTCCTTGCGACGGCAGACGGGACCACATGGAGCACGGTTGATTTAGATGCAAATTATCTGCCAGCAACCACGATGTATTCGGGCGGGTCTGGATATGGCGGGG